AAGTGGGGTTTACACTAAATCCATAACTCCAAGATTGAGATGCAGCATTCTGAGTTATGTTGACTGTAAGCTCCCAACCGTCATCATCGTTTTCTGCTTGCCTTAATTTAATGGTACCTGACCTTGTTGATTCTACGGTATTCTCTGTTAAGGTTAAGGTTAACCCATAGTTTCCATTATCACTTGATAACGTTGTAATTGCTACATTTGTAACCCAACTTGGTTTTGAGGTTACAGTTAAAGCTAATGGGTATCTTGTACTTATTTCAGAACCGTTTATTACCTTAGTCTTAAAAGAATAAGCTACATCAACTGTAAAATTATTACCTCCCAAAGCTGATAATCCGGTTCTGGAAGTAGTTCTAGAACCAGTAGGGGAAGTAAATGCCAAGTAATACTTATAAGATACTGAAGCAGCACTCTGAGTAACTGTGATGGTTTTAGTAGTTGCCCCCCTATAGGATGCAGTTACTGTACAACTTCTACTTGAAGTACCCGTGTTCTCTGTAGCAGTAAGTACCGTCTTAGCTGAATTCAAACTAAATCCAGTACCACTTGCACTAACCGTAGGTGTAGCACTCTTCGAAGAACCTGCACTTGTTGACCCTGAACTCCAATGGTTGGTAGTAGGTATACTTACACTGGCATAAATATTAACACTACCTCCTGAATTAGAGATAGAGTATGAATTTGCCGATAAACTTATTACTGGTGTACCATCGGTAGTACTGGTAATTGAATTCGCTGCCTGATATACATCAAGGGTTATAGATTTCGATTTACCATTCAGAGATACTGTACAAGTAAGGGAGCCTACTCTTGTTCTAGCCTTAGATGTAGTTCCCAAAGAACTTGCACTAACGGCAGTACCATAAGAAATACTAGCACCAGATGTAATCGTACCTCCTCCCGTAGTAGAACCATTCCATCCCCAAGTCTGTGAATAACTTGGAGCTGTTGTAAATGAACTCCTTGTTCCTCCTGATGCTGGGATATCTGATACTGCTCCACCACTTACTGTGATTTCACTATAGGTTCTATAACCTGCAGATTGAGAACAACTAATGGTTAACTTCTTATTGGTTTCTGCTTGGGTTAAAGTTACGGTACCACTACGAGTACTGGTAGAAGTATTATTACCCATAGTTACTGAAGTACCGGTACCGGATATACTTCCTCCATTAGCTCTAGTATAAGTTAAAGAAATTTGGTTACCATAATTATGGCCATTTCTTAATTCTTGCTTGTATGAAGTTACCGTGAAAGTTTTAGTACCTCCAGTTGCCCCAAAAGACATAGAAGTGGGGTTTACACTAAATCCATAACTCCAAGATTGAGATGCAGCATTCTGAGTAAAGGTTACTTTAAAAGTTTTACCAGATTCGTTCTGTGTAACAAGAGTATTGGAATCTGACCGAGAGGTTAATCCCAGATTCTCTGAAGCAGTCCAAGGAGGTACTTGATTACCGTGATTAGTTACCCATGTAGGTGTATTACTAATAATATAATTTACAGTAACTTCAGCTCCATTAGCTACTCCATCCCAATATTTCTGTTTCGTAGAAATAAAACCAAAACCCTGATTAGAAGAGCTGGGGTTACCCAAAGCATCAAAGCTTATACTACTGTATCTAGAAGTAAATGTATACTTATAGGTTACCTTATGAATATCTTCGAGTTTGACACATTCATTATTTCCATAGGAACTGGCATTGGATAGTTCCAAGCCAACGTAACTTTCCCCCGTTCCTGTAGGGGTGAGTGCTAACAATTCAGCCTTGGTAGGGCAGTCATTACCTGTCTTACCAAGGCCTACTTTAGTTTTGACAGCACTCCATGTTGCTATCTCTCCCATATTAATCTACATCTTTAAGATTTCTGAGTTCTGAGATTTCAGCCTTCAAAGCCTTAATCTCATCGTAAAGAAGTTTGATACCTTCGATTGCCAGAGTAGACATCTTATGGTACTTAACTTGTTTTACCAATACGTATTCTTCACCGTCGATAACAACCGTTTCGAATTCCTCAGGATTAGGAACTGAATCCTTAGTTCTTGGGTCTTCTTCTACGTAGTTATTAAACCCAGCTGCTTCCAAACCTTGTGCAATAGTACCTTCATCTTCCTTACCATCCATGATAAAGGATTCTGTAGGTATACTGCAAATTTGTTCCAGAGTATGGGTTAACGGTTTGATGTTAGATTTCAATCTTTCATCGGAAGACTCTTTCCAGAAACCAGAAGGAGCAGTAGTCTTAGCAAATACTACCTGGTCGGTAGTTGCCAATCCCAACTGGGTTCTAGTTACTGAATGAGGATTATCCTTTCTACCTGCATGGTTACTGATAGAAGTCTGAGCAGCAGTACCAGCAGCCTTAGCATCGGCAATGGCAGAAGCTTGAGCGGTAGATACTGGTTTGTTAGCATCCGAGGTATTATCGGCATTACCTAAACCTACCTGAGCCTTGGTTACTCCATGAGGATTGCTCTTATTGGCAATATGCTGATTTACCTTGGTTTCCAATGCCGTTAAATCGGTATCAGTATTACCTACTGCTTCATCGATGTAAGTTTTCAATTCTGTTCTAAGAGAATTGATAGCATTGGTTCTGTTAGTAATTTCATTTGCCAACCCAGTAACTGTGTTATCCAGGTTCTTCTTGTCGGCTGCAGTCATTACACCGGCTACGGTTTGTGTAGCTGCAGGAATATCGAAAGTATGTTGAGTTTCGTTTACCTGGAAACTACCATCCTCTTTCCTTTCTGTCCACCAATAACCTATGGTTAATTTAGTAGCAGAAGTAATCAGATTAATTAAATTACCTGAGTTCTCCAAATCTCTACCAAGGATATGGTCAGGGAAACTGTTAATCTTAGCCGTAATTGCATTATCGGCATTAGTACGATTGGTAGTTTCGGTAGCTATCTGATTAGGTAGGGTAGTGTCAAGCTTAACCTTATCAGCAGCAGTCATTACACCAGCCTGAGAAGCTGTAGCAGCAGTAATCTGAGAATAATGATCTTGAATATTACCATTACCAAACCAACATTTGAAATTCAGTCGTACTGTACTTGCTTGGTAAGAACACTTACCAAAATGAGATGCACCATTAGCTTTCAGAGAAGCTACCTGGTCTTCCAATTCTTTACCTCTACCACCATCGAAAGCAGTACCTGTAATTTGTCCAAGGATAAGTACCTGAGCATCTGCCCTTGCAAAGATAGTACCTGTCCAACGGAATTGGTAAGGAGGTTCACCATTGGTAATATTGATATAAATCTTACCTGCCTCTCCAGTGATAGCCTTCTGATGAGCAGCATCCGAATACAATTTGATATTCGTAAGTTCTCCCGTAGCAGATTTATCATAAGTAGCATATACATCAATGATGTCATCTACGTATGATGGCAATTGGTTAGCCGGTACCGTACCATTAGCATCAAGAGAAGCAAAGCCATTAGCTTTACCTTTCGTAGCAACAAAGGCATCATGCTTAGCTTCTAGAGCATCAATATTTGCCTGCAATTTATTATCAAGTGCGGTATCTGCTGCGGTTCTATCGGATATCTCTTTGTCGATTCTTGCACCCAATGCAGTATCAGCATCCGTACGGGCTTTTGCTTCATCGGCTACTGCTTTAGTGAACTTAGTATCAAGGGCTGTATCGGCATCTTTACGGTCTTGGATTTCCTTGTTTAGAGCAGCTGTAGAGGAATTAGTCAAAGCCTCGATTGCATCTTTACGGTCTTGAACCTCTTGAGCAATAGCATCTGGTAATGTCTCATCAAGATTTACCTTATCTGCTGCAGTCATTACACCCGCAAGCTTATTAGTTGCTGAAGGGATGTTTATATGTCTTCTATTCGATTCTTCTGGGTTACTTTTATATATCCCACTCTCTTCATCTACAGTATATAAATCTAAGTAGAGATCTACCATATTAGACTGTTGAGTCCTTCCATCAAACCCAACTATAACATTATCTGGTATAGAATCGAACAACTTCTTATCAGCTGCTGATTGTACACCAGCCTTTTCAGAAGTTGATGAAGGCAAAGTGATTGGGTTCTGAACCGTAGTACCGTCTTCAACATTAGTCTTAGTAGCAGCAATCCCTACAGTAGTTTCATTAGGAGTAACTGCACCCAAAGCAAAGTTAGCGGTATTGATTCTGTCCAATTCTACTTTATCTTTCGCAGTCATAGTACCAGCCTTATCTGCCGATACTACCGGTAAATCGAAAGTATCTGTAGTGTCATCATTCAAGCCATTATCCTTAGTTACTGTAACTGTAACCTTATCAGCATCAGAAGCTGCTGAGATTTCGGTAATAGCATTGGGGTCTAAGCCATCAAGTTTAACCTTGTCTGCAGCAGACATAACTCCGGCAAGAGTTTGAGTAACTGGCAAAAGGTTCTTAGTTGCCTCTACCTCATCACCATACTGATTATTCTCTTGGTCTTTAGTAGAAGTTTTTACCTTGAATGTAAGTTGAGTAGCGTTACGAGTTACAGCACTTACATCTGTAACCATGGTACCAGGCAAAGCATCAGAAGTACCTTCCTCAGCTACCAATCTTTCCTCATGGTCATTGGTAATTGCAGTGAATTTATTATCCAATGCAGTATCGGCATCGGTTCTGTCTTGGATTTCTTTATCGATACGAGCATTGATTTTCTTATCTTCTGCAATACGAGCAGCTTCCTCTGCATCGATATTATCCTGGAGAACTTTATCGGCAGCAATTCTTTCTTCTCTTTCTGTATTGAGGTCAGAAGTATTCTGGTCGATTTTTGCCTCCAATCGGATATCTTCGGATTTACGAGCAGCAATTTCACTTTCCAACAAATCCTTGATGGCAGTGTAATTACCATTAACGTTATCTTGAATACCCTGGATTAGTTCCAAGTTACGTTGGATATTTGCCGAATTCTGATTTACCAAAGCATTGGTAGCATTCAGAGAAGTTAACAACTCTGTACGAGTTTCACTAACGAAAGTTCTCAAATCATTTACCGTTGTGGTAAGAGTAGTACTCAGGTTAGTGAAAGATTGTTGCAGGTTATCGTCTCCTTGTTCACGCAAGTTCTTTTCAGCAGTAAGCTTATTTTCTAATTCAGTAAGCTTAGCAGTCATAGTTGCAGCGAAATTTGGGTCATCCCCTAATGCCTTAGCAATCTCTGCTAGAGTATCAAGTACTTCAGGTGCAGAACCAATAATCTTTTGGATAGCTGCCTCTACTTGTTCTGCATTCTGGAAATCAGAATCATTGAGTAATTCTGATACCTTCGTAATGTAGTTAGCATGTTCTTCGATGCCATCAAGTTTAGCATACAGAAGGTCGGTAAAATCATTTGCAGAAAGACCCTTGCCATCTACTTTGTCTACCTTCTTATTATCCATTGCCTGGTCTGCAGCAGTACGGTCTGCCTTTTCCTGAGCAATAGCATTATTAATAAGGGTATCTTGATTAGCACGTTCTGTGGCCTCCTTATCGATATTGGTTTGCAACAGAGTATCACCTGCCAAACGTTCGTTCTTCTCAGTAAGGATATCCTGGTTGATAGCAGCCATGTCATCCTTGTGATTCTGAAGATTGGTATCAATCTTTGCCTCAAGAGAAGTTTCCTTGGCAATTGCCCGGTCTTTCTCTGTATTGATTGCAATGGTATTATTCTTAACCTGCTCTTTGAGGTCATTCATAGCAGTCGTATTGCCTGCCTCTAGAGTATCAATACGAGCTCCCAATGCAGTATCAGCCGCAGCTCTGTCCGTTTTTTCTTGGTCAATCTTGGTATTCAATTTACCTACCTCTGATTCCAAAGCTTGTTTGGTATTATCCAACTTAGCAGTGAATTCTGTAGACAAGGCTTTATCTGCAGCAGTACGGTCTGCTACTTCTTTATCGAGATTTACCTGAAGAACTTGGTCTGCAGCTGTTCTCTCAACACGTTCAGTGTTAAGGTCGATATTTACATTATCAATACGAGAACTCAAACCACTGTCAGCATTAGTACGGTCAACGATTTCCTCGTTAATCATATCCTTAACCTCCTTGTAGTTATCACCTACTGTCTTGGTTAAGTTAGTGATGGCTTCTGAGTTTCTTTCGATATCGTGCTGATTAGTAGCGATAGCAGTAGTATTCGCATTAACCTGTTCCGTAAGTTCATTACGAAGAGTGTTAATAGAATCCTGAATGCTCAAAGCCAATTCTGAAACACGTTTGTTTACGTTATTCAAACTTACAGTGTAAGCCTCATCAGCAGTCTTTCTGTCGGCAATTTCCTTATCCAAGCTTGCCTGGATTGCGGCATCTGCATCTTTACGGTCTTGGATTTCTTTGTTCAAGTTATCCTTAACTACATTAAGAGCAGTATCACCAGCAGTGGATTTATTGTCGATATATTCTTTCAGTTTAGTTTCAAGAGCAGTATCTGCAGCAATTCGGTCTGCCTTTTCTGTAGCTACCTCTGCACTGTTTGCAGCATCACCAGCAATACGGTCTTCCTTCTCTTGGTTAATCTCCTCGGTTAAGGCAGCTAACTTCTTGGTGATAGTTGTTGCAAAGTTGGGGTCATTACCAAGAGCATCGGCAATTTCCTTCAAGGTATCAAGTACCTCGGGAGCAGAACCTACAATTTTCTGAATAGCAGCATTAACTTGCTCTTCATTTTGGAAGTCCATATCATTAATCAACTCAGAGAGCTTGGTAATGTAATTGGCTTTCTCTTCAATACCGTCAAGCTTAGCTTTGAGAATATCCGTAAAGTCATTCTTAGTCAATGAATAACCTTCACGTTTATCTACCTTCTTATTATCAAGAGCAGTATCTGCATCTTTACGAGCCTGAGTTTCAGTAGCAATAGCTTCTAACAGTTGAGTCTTATCTGCTTGACCTTGGAGTTTTACATCCTCAATCTTATGATCCAAAACCAAATCCTGAGCAGCACGAGCAGTAGCTTCGGAATCAATATTATTCTGAAGTACCTGGTCTGCAGAGGTACGAGCTTGAGCCTCTTGGTCAATTTTACCTTGCAAAGCATTATCTGCATTAGTACGGTCAGCTACCTCTTTAGAAATTTCATTATGAAGAACTTGGTCCTCAGAATGACGGTCTACTGCTTCCTGGTCAATCTTACTCTGCAATGCTTGAGTATCTGATTGGCGATTAGTGATTTCCTCATTAATCTTAGAATCCAGAATAGTATCTGCATTCGTACGATTAGATACCTCTTCAGCAATCTTGGCTTCAAGAGCAGCCTTGTCATTGATGTGAAGAGTTTTGAGTTCATTTACACTTTCCTTGATTTCGTTATCGGCAGCGATACGTTCGTCCTTTTCTTGTTGGATGAGGCTCTTAAGTTCATCCTTAATCTCATCGCTCTTATCGTTTACCTTATCATTGAGATCCTTAATGTCTTCGGCATTTTTATCTGCCTTAGCTTCTACCCGAGCAATATCAGCTTTCAAGTCTGCCTTAACAGTATCAATTTTGTTGATTAACTGTTCAGCAGCATATTTCAAGTTATCATCTACCGCAGCAATAGCAGCACCCAATGCAGCTTCTGCTTCCTTAGCACGACTTACTTCCTCGCTAAGAGAAGTACGAAGCTCGGTAAGTTTATTTGTGATAGTTGTTGCAAAGTTGGGGTCATTGCCCAAGGCTTCTGCCAACTCCTTAAGAGTATCAAGAGCATCATCAGCACCATCAACCAGGTCACTGATTGCCTTCTTAACATCCTCTTCAGTTTGGAACTTGAGATCATTTTCAAGCTCTGAAACTTTAGTGATGTAGTTTGCTTTCTCCTCGATTCCATCCAACTTAGCCTTAAGCTCGTCGGTAAAATCGTTTTTAGATAAGCCATAACCTTCTTTCTTATCTACCTTATCCTTGATAGAAAGTACGAAGGCCCAGAACTCATTAATAGTTCCGGCAAAGCCAGCACGAACAAAGTCATCATAGTAACCTTGTAACAACCGCTGGTCAATTTCTTCGCAGGTATAATACTTACTTACATACATATTTTTAAAAATTTAAGGATTAATTACTGCACGTTGACGACCCAGTAAGAATTCAGAGTCGATATCTCTGAAAGGTTCTTCTTCTGAACCACAGAAAGCATTTTGTGGTACATCTGGATTTTCTGGGTCTACATCTCCACCGTCCTCAATATCTCCCCGTATGCAAGCATAATCAGGAAGCCTATTTACCCGGAACTTAATTACCTGGCCAATACCAGGATGAGGTATTATCTTATCCCAAATATCCCCGAAGTAATCTTGAAAGCAGGTGACAAATTTGTTTCCGGTCATCGATTGAAATGCCGTTACATCGTTGCCATTACCTTTCATTTCAATATGAACTCCAGAGGTACCGTTAAGGATAACCAAGTTACTATCAAACCAAATTCCATTGTTGGTAGTAATTGGTGTCCACCTCAGTACTAACATCTTTGCCATATACTTTATTTTTATTCTACAAATTCTACTTTTATATCTCGGTCTCTCTTTAGGATAACCATGAAAACCAAAGCCTCATCCTTAGCTTGAGCCGTTTGAGTATCACCTGATGGCTTATAAACTATACCGTTGATTACAAACCTATCTTGTTCCCAATTAAAATCCCAATAACCTTCCGGTGTAAGATAACCGATTTGTTCTATATAAGATTTAGAAATTAGTATTGATAAGTTTTCGTCATCCAATTCCCCAGTGATAGTTGCCTTGTTGATAGGCCAGTTTCTGAAAGCATTGTAGTAACATAATGCTTCGATTTGGATGTTATAATATTTAGGTATACTATCCTCAGCATGGCTGAGAAGTTGGTTAACGTTTTTTGCCCAAGTGATTGTTTGTCTACCGGCATCCCAATCTAAGAAGTCAGTGATAATTTTCTTGTACCTATCCCAAGAGCGGTTCTTTACCATTCTCCAGGGTTCTTTTGTCATAACTCAGTAAGGATTGATTTATTACCACCTTTCACAGGAGTACTTGGATTAGGTCCATCCAATACACCCGGTTGCCTTCGGTTAACTACTCGAGGAACTACGGTTCGTGATACAGAATCACAGAACGGCAGGTATATTTCTAATCTTGAAGCTAACATACAAAGGTTCTTTCTTAATTCATCTATTAAGCCACCTGGTTGCATTGCTTGAGAAAGTGTTTTCCATAATGAGCTTGCAGCTTCTGCCAGAGTGTCATAATATTGAACTTCAGTGGGCCCAGTAGTGATTTGTTTAATCCTATCACCTCGGGCAAGTTCAGGTTTAGAAGTACCATCACCAGTTTGCTCTTTGGTAGATGTAATTTGACTTAGGTATTCGGAAGTACTTGTCAATAGATTAAGTATCTTCACATTAAGAAAGTCCCATGCTGCCAATTCCATTATTAATTGGTTTTCTAGTGCTTCATACCATAATTCATCAGTATATTTATCTGGTGCTATTGCATGGTTTACTAGCGGTCCAATATAATATTGCCATTTAGTGATGTATATAGATTTCTCTTCCCTGGTCATACCATCGGATATTTCTGAAGGTATGTAGTAATCGATTAAGTTATATATTGTATCGGCTAATGCCGTATGCCCATAATCACAAACTACCAGAGTCTTATCTACGGTAAGGTCTAAACCGGCAGAGTTAGTTACGTGTAGGGTAACTGTATAAAAACCGGGAGTTTCATAAGAATAGGAAACATGTCTTCCACCATTGAAAACCTCTCCCTTATCATCGCCAAAGTCCCAGTCAAAAATAGATTTGGCCGGGACTTTGGATATGACTCTGAATGAAACTTCCAGACCTGACGTAACGTACAAAAAGTCTAGATTGTCTTTCATATTAGTCTGTCTTATGTAATTTTCATAGACTACCCTTTAGAAGAGGATTCAAAATCTTCCAGCAAAGCCTGCAACAGAGTCTCTACTGTATCGTTCGGTTCTGCTTCGATTTCGTGGAGTTTTGCAACCAACTTCAGTTCCTCAAGTGAGTAAGCCTTGGCAATTTTTTCCAAAGTCATACCTTTCTTGAACTGAGCAGTCAATCTCTTGTCCATCTTTTCGATGTCGGCTTCCGAATACTTTTCGATATCGGTTTTGTCGGCAACGATAATCAAATGACCTGCAGCGATAGCCTTTTGGATTTTCGGTGATCTCCATTGACGGCGGCTGAGTTCTTTGTCTTCTCCTTTACATACGGTAATCCCCGTTGATTGGTCATGAAAACTGTAAGCTCTTGGTCCCACAGTTACGGTATATTTTTCTTTAGCCATATTTTCTAAGATTTAAAAAGTGATAAAGAGAGGATAGGCTTTTTAGTTCCTACCCTCCCTTGGGAATTTATATAGATAAAACCGGACTACCTTATTCAAGGTTTACCATCAAGTAAGGGTCAACGTTCATGAATTCGGGGAATCCATTTTCGCTGAATCTCTTGTCGGCAGCCAGCAACAGAGTTGCATCCTGGTACATCTTAGAGAAACCAGTAGTCAAGCTAGCGTAGATAGCCTGAGTTTGGTTAGAAACGATTCTCTCTGATTCCAGCATCAACTGACGAGCAGTCAGCTTAATCAAAGCGGCAGATGTATCAATCAACAGCAACTGTTGGTCTGGAGTACCCGGATGGATGTAGAAGTCGGCATTCTTGGGAACCGGAGACTTCACATTCAGTGTAGCTTCAGTTGTACCAGAGTGGCGGTCTTTGAATTCCGGCAAGTTCAACATTTCGATTGCTTGGTCTTCACCACCAATCATTGTCTGGAAGTTGCGTCCCATACGAGCAGCACGTACCCAGATATGCAAAAGGTCTTTGTAAGTGATACCGTTGGTTGTTTCGTATACACCGATTACCGGGGCAGACTCAGAGCCATCAGGGTTGTTACCATTGATAGCCACGTCCATAGCCAGAGTATCCAGAGCATAACCCAACTGAACACCAAAGTCACGAAGATAGATTCCCAAGACATCGAGTGAAACGTAGTTGCGAACTTCGTCAGTAAGTTTGAAACCTTTTCCGATTTTGAAGAGGCTAACTGATTTCTGTCCGAAGCTAACATCACCCAATGGGATAGTTTCTGCCTCGTTAACCTTTGCAGGTGCAGCATCCGACATGTTAACCATCGGCATGATTGCTTGCAAACCATTGATAGGTTGGTCTGATGCAATGATGTTCGGATAGAACGGTGCCTGGCGCATACCCAGAGTGATAGCCGAGCGAATGATTTCCGGAACAATCCAACGGACATTCTGCTGAGGCATAGTGAAGATATTCTGCATGGTATCAACTTTCGGATTGATTCCCATCTTTTCAAACAATTCATCTTCGGAAATACCCCATTTACCGGTAACCAACTCTCCCAAGGTAATTTCTACAGGCTTCTTTTCCTGTGAACCGGAACGTACAGCTTCCAAGCTTCTTACCATTTCCGGCAGCTCATTCATAAAATCCTGAGCCTTCATTTTTGTAATATCAATTTGTCCCATAATTTCTTTTTGGTTTAACGGATGAGTACTTGAATTACATCATTTGCCTCATCTGCGGGAGTGATGGCAATGAACTGTGATTCATCTGTAGCGGCTTCAGCGATTGTGAAACGGTCATGCAAGATGTCTGCAGTTGGGTTAATATAACCACAATCTAGAGCTTCTTTTGCAACCCAATTCAAAATCATATAACCTTGAACTGCTACGGTTACTTCTACTGGGAAGTTACGTTGAGGTTGGTAAGCAGGATTGACATTGTCAGTTACTGCTATACCCAGATATACCTGGCTACCAGCACCACCCGGGATAAACGGTTCAATCAAACCGTCAGTACCCAAAGCAACTGCCATGCCCTGTACAATCTTTGTGTCAGCCTTTACATTGAAGGCTTGATGCAATTTGTGTGATTCACTCTTGTAAATCACCGCTCTCGGAGTTCTTTCTCCAAAGAGAGTCATTTGCTGAGGATCGTTTACGATTTTAGTCATAACTCTAAATATTTATATGATAACTTACTTGATTTTCTTCTTGTACAGACTGTCGAGTACGCTGCCGGTTGAAGAAGGTTCTTGGTTCTGGGTAGTGTCTTCGGTTCCAGTCTTACCCTGAGTGTCATCTTCACTTACAGAAGAAGCACGGTTAACGTCCTTAGAACCGCATTTTGCACAAGTGAGAGGGAACTTCTCTTCCAAGCGAGCTTGGTAATCCTTAGTCAAGGAAATAAGAGTAGTGATGCCAGTAGTTTCTGCATTGAGCATCGTAACGATTGTCTCATCTGCATTTTCACCCATCAACTTCTTGTAGGTTCCTACGGCATTCTCACGGAGAGAAGCAATGTGATTTTTACCTACTGTTGCCATTTCTGTCAAGTTTGCAACCTGAGCATTCAGATTAGTAACCTGTTCCGTAAGAGAATTTTTCTCTGTAGTAAGGTTATCAACAGAAGTTTGCAATTCGTTTCTGGATGATACCAAATTCTGAATCAAGGATACCGCAGCTTCCTGGGACATCTCTTGACCTTCTCCCAAGGTAAGCATATCCTTACCAAACAGAGATTCGAGAAATTCTTGTAATTCTTTGTTCATATTTTCTTTATTATTGGTTTTTGATTTCTCATCACCTTCTTGGTTATCATTAAAAGAACCTTGAGTATCGTCCTTTTCCTGGAAGGATGAAAAGTCTGATTTGTAATCAGTGAAGAAGTATTGCTTGGATTTATCATCCCGGTATTCTTCGTAGGATGACCAAGTCCTTTTGGCAAATGTAGGATTGATAATTTTACCATCAGAACCAATCTTCTGGGCAAATGAATCAGCACCGTGTGATACCAGAGAAGTTTCCATATACCGAACCACTTCGGTAACAATTCTTCGTACCATTTCACCCTTTGAATCATAGGTACCGAGTTTTTGATAGAATTCACTCTCTTCCATACTTGGGTGAGATTTATCCCACTTAAATTGTACGGTAACCGAATTACTATGAATTGAAGGAGGTTCCATAAGGATGCCTCTAGCAATTCTTGGGTTTGCCTTACCATCAATCTTCAGAATACCGTTGATACCTCCAGGGATAGTGAAGCTACCATCCTTATAAGCCTCTTGCCACATCACTTGAGATACAGCACCGATTGCATTACCAATGTTAGTTTCATGGTCGCAATTTACTGTTTGCCCAAGTAACATTTTCATAGAAGCCTTGAGTACTCCATTCTGACCGAAGTCTGTCGGATTCCAGTTCTTAGATACAATCGTTTCTGAGAGTAATCTGAACATCGGTTCGATAAATTCTTCGTCCTTGGGAGTAAGTTCCGATTTATCCAGGTTAGGATAATAGGTATTATAATCTATATCCCCTCCCCAAAATCCAAATTGAGCAATGGTGTCCGGTGTAGGATTCTTCCATTTGTAATAATTCTCTGAGAAAGTCTGAGCCCCAACTGCTTCTGGGATATACCCAGCCATAATTGTATGGCCCTGACCTATCGTCATTGAATCAAGATGCTCTTTGTTTTTCTTTGTAAATTTACTCATCTTGGTTTAGTATTTTGGTCCCCTCGAGAAGGAGCCGGGTTATTCTTATCTCTTGACCTACGAGCAGATTGGTTTTTATCATTCTGCCTTTGTTTCTTCTTGGTACCTTCTTGTGGGTCACCTCCACCCTTAGAGAATTGGTCCTCAAGTGAAACTCTTGGTTCATCCTCATCAGGAGAATCGTATCCCATTTCCCAAGCATATTGCTCCTGGCTAATGATACCAGCTTTGTACAACAAATCAAGGTTCTGTATCTTATACTGACGACCTTGTTGGATTTTGACTTCATCAGAAACTGTAGAAGTTCCCCAATCAATCTTCATCCCCTTATTATTAAAGCCTGCCAGACGGAGTTCTAGAGAATAAAGTCTTTCCAATACATAAGCAACAAGCATTTGTATATTTTTTAACTGGCTAATCATCTTAGACAGCATTATGCCCGTTGCACCTTCACCAGTAGTGGCAGATACCCCAATGATAGAACCGTTAACTCCAAGGCCATTAGCAACTGATTGTTGATTCATATTCCAAGGCTTCTCTATATTACCCATTTCTTTGGTGGTAGAGTTGAGCTTGAATTCATGGTCATCAATGTAACCAGCTACTACTCCATCTTTCATACTATCCCGAATATTACGTTTAAGTAAATTAAGTTCTCGGTTCAATCTAGCTTCATAGGCTTGAATACTTTCATTGGGTCTTTGGTTAGATTTTTGCATCTTAGCTTCAACAAAACCAACCATACCACAAAGCTCCATGATATGTTTGAAGTTAATCTTCATATCATTTTGACCTTTTAAAGAATCCAATGCAGGCATGAAAGGTGGAACTCCATAAGGTTCATCGGTATCATTGAACATACCAACATAGAAGTAAGTTTCTGGGTTCAGCTTAATGTAATCTTGTTGCTTCATCCAGAAATTATTGTTCTTCTGGTAAGGAGAATACACTCCATTTAGTTCACGTTTAAACTTGATATATTCTGGCTTAAGGAATAATACTGTTGCCAAACCATCAAGCTTATCATTTGGAACTCCCTCTACTGATATTGCCCCACTTACAAGAAGTTGAACAATCATTTTGTTAACCAGACCATCTATACCTGCCGTATACCGAGTCCAACCTTTAGTAGCTTCTTTAAGATGTTCTCTCATCTTAGAGGCTTCGGCATCGGTATTATTAGGGAAAGTTACAGTATGACCGGTGTTAGCTAACTTAAACATATCCTGCAATGCAATTCCCATATCAGGATTTACCTTGTATAAATCTCTGATTAAAGGTATTACATCAACACGAAAAGAGGGTTCAACTATTTTAGTTAACCCTTGTAATGATGTTATTAAGTTATCGCTATCATCGTCAACTGAGACTCTACCAGGTGAGATAGTAGTAGATGGCTTTGCTTCCTTATTCTGGGAAGAATCATTCTTGGGAGGGTCCTTTTTACGGCCCCAACCCCAATTAAAATTGAAGTACTTTTTCATCTTGGTTGTACGATTACGTTAGTTTTTCCTTTCCTTATGTGATTAGTGATTGCTTTCCCAAAGATGTCATCATCGGAATATACATCACCTTCTAAGTCTACATCCACTGCAGAGTTATTTGCTCTGTGTTTACCCATTGCAACAGGTCTACCAATACCATCATATATGAAGGTATAAGCTTCTTGAACGAAGAATGGGTCTTTGATAATTACATTATCATTTCGGATATCCTCTTCTAGGTTCTCTATTATCACTGAACGATTCTTGGTGGTGGTTAACCAACCTGGAGACTTATCCATCTCTGGTCGGCTTTTGCCCTTTTTCTTGAGCATCTTTTGGTAGTAATACAAATTCGGATAACCTTCATCCTGGAGTTTAGAAGTTACTGCTAAACCAACGTCATTGGATTCTGGAGCTATCAATGCTTGATTAAATAACATCCCAGTATCACCAAGTAACTTAGCATAAGTACCCACTGCCATTCTTCCCTTGTATATACATTGTTCTTCTCCTTGCTTATCCATGCAGGTAAATGAAGAGTAGTCAGTAGCTCTACCTGTTGAAACGTCTGCACCAATGAAATATTCCTTGTCATCCTCTGGTTCACAGAACTGCCTATACTGACCATTGAATCTTCTCTTTATCACTGGGTAATCACTAAGGCAGTCCTCGATAGCTTTTATGTCAGCTAAGTCGAAGACTGTGTTACCTGATGATAAGAAGTCACCATCAATCTCTTGGGCAGTTCGTTTAGCTCCCAGGGCAGAAGACATCTGGTTATACCAATTGATATCTCGTTCTGGGTGCATTTGCCAGTATAATCGGATTGGGTTAAATGGGTTTCCTCCAGCGATAGCATCTACCCAAGTTGAGTGATAGAAGTTACCTACACCGTAAGGAGTTGAATTGACGATAGCAGCACCACCGGTGGATAGAGTTGGGAATGCGGCTGCCCAAATCTGAGCTGCCCACCGAACTACTGCTGCTTCGTCAATTACCAGGAGTGAAAGTGATTCAGAACGACCGGCTTCTGATGAGGTCGGAATCGATTCAATGAAAGAACCATTATCGAATTCTATCATTGAAGCAGAACCATATTCTCCAGTTCTACCATTTATGATTGGTGTTTGTAAGTACCATGGCAAGTTCTTGTACATGAATTTTATTTTCTTCAGTACCTTCTTTGCTGTGGTGTCCTTAATAGAGATGATGTTAATCTTCTTGTTAGGATGATACATAGCCAACCATAGGCAGTACATTGAAATAAGCTCTGTAATACCAGCCTGACGAAATTTCAGGATGATGTTAAATCTTTCGGCAATGAAATTATACAGAACTGATTTCTGGAATGGGTATAGGTCAAATCTTACCTTTCCCAATACTGGGTGTATCACATTACAGAAAAGGCTAAAATAGAAAACATCTACTGAAACCCTTGAGAGGTTTGCAAGCTCTTCTCGAGTTAAAGTATTTCGAATTTCTGAGATAGTCTTTGCCATATCTAAAAGTTATACGTTATTTGAAATTCGATGTCAGTACCTATCCCAGATTTTATCTTCGGATAGTAAAATGTATTGACCCCGAGTTTGTAATTAAATCTCTTAGTCTTGATTGAAAGACCAGCTCCCATATCGAAGAGATTATTGAAAGGTCTGTATTTGCCATAGACGTATGGACTAAGTGATAGCCTTGCAACTTTCTTTCGAGTTAATTGACCCTCATACCAGTTGTAGTTGTACTTATCCAAATCGATATTGAATAGTCTAGTTGAATAAGTTCCTAATTGTTGATTCAGGAAACTTAAGTTCAACTGATTCTTCTTTAAGACAACTTGAACCAGGGAATCTTGTTTACTGATAACTGGCTGTCTTATGGAATCAGGAAAGAGAGTTGACTGCTTCTTGTTATCGTAAACTAAGATTTTACCTGGTTGAGTTTCTTCAGAGTACTTCTTCTCTGGTTTGAAGGGTTTGTCTGAGTAGACTGTATCTGGGATTTCATTGACCGCTTGATTCAGAGAATAAACTTCTCGAGTCAGTTTGTAATTCCTGAAGCAAAGGTAAATAGTAAATCCTAGAAGTACAATGAACAAGGCCCATTTTAATTTCTTCATGGTTCAAAATTTTAGGAAGTTCGCGATTAATAACATACTATCTAATCGGTAATCGCTAAGCGATTACCTTTATCGAACGTAGTGAGATAATATCCCAATATACTACTACTGATATAGATGATATGATAGCTATATATACGCAGATAAATATATAGATATATATACGTAGTATATTATATATCTATATATTTCAAGGCAGTGTTTGGACTTATATAGAATACTTTCTATATAAAGCTAAAACTAGTGATTCCGTTTAAGGCATTTCTTAAACCAAATCCCCACCTCATAAACCGAACCCTTGGCAATTGTGTACCTTGCCTTGTTTAACCAATAATGGTGATTTTTAAAATCCCCTTCATAGGTATCACCTCTGGTAGTTTTGTAGAGGTAAATTTTAAATTTCTCTGGGAATCCCATGATTGCCTTGAAATCCTCAACTCCCAATGGGTACCCATCTGGTCTAAATTGCCTATCTGCAGGTCTCAAGGTTAATGGAGGTTTATCATCTTCCAATCGATATACTCCCGGGAGAGTACTCATCTTAGTTGTCTTGATAGGCCACTTCTTTTCCTTGTTGAAGTCTCTAACCCAGAGTCTATGTATCTTTGCTACTGTAAGATTCTTTTTCTCTGGTAGCTTTCGATAGTCATACATTGCCAGGGTTTTTGCCATAAATGGAATTTGGTTAGTATCAATTTCAGAGCTAAACGTTAGCGGCTTAAGCAACTCTCTAGTTGTCTTTAGTTCATTAACTTTAAATACTTCATCAAAAGCATTTAAGTATTTCTTACCGGTCTTCTTATGAACTCCAATGATGAGTAATCTCTTCCTTGACACTTGAGAGTTCCCATAGTCAGAAACTGACCTTTCATGAAAAACTAATTTATAGTCTTTCAGTGTTTCCTCAAAGAAATCCTTGGGTAGCAAGGATAGTAGTCTTGGTAGATTTTCTATAAGAAATACCTTAGGTTTATACTCTAATATTGCAGCAATTACTAGATTAAGACTACGATTATCCTGGGGATTGCCCAACTCCTTTACTTTTGATAACCTCATAACTGAGGATGCACCACAGTCTGGGGATGAAATTATGATATCTACTTTCTCATCAAATTCTTGTAAACAGAAACCCTTGTAGAATGGTATATCCCCAAAGTTGAGTTTCCATTGTTCTTCGCCCGGTGTATGGAATACTCCTCTAATCTCTATATTCCCTAACAAATTTTTCTTAAAAGGGAACAGGAGTGCACCCTGTCCAGCGCACACTCCCAATACCTTTAGATTCTTCATTTCTTATAACTTCTCAATTTTACGTACTTAAGCCATGCAAATGGTTTACGATTCTCCAAGTAGTATGGGTCTTTATCATTATTGTGAGCTTCCTCTTCGAAACTTACATCATGATACCTCTCATTCTGTTTGTTCCAACCGGCAAAGCACATGATAATAAGATATTCGATTCCATACCAAATGTAAAAGAATCCCAAACCAAGGATAGGAATCCACCAGAAGGATAGATCCAATGAGCAGAGAATGATTCCTAGAATCAGACCCACAATTGTACACTCAATCTGTTGTACTTGGTGAGTACGTTCGTGATCAATATCCTCTTGCAATAAATCCTCTTCTTTATCCTTGAAGAAGGAGTTATAGAGGAAGGTAATTGCCTTGTAACTGGGGAAAAGGAATACTTTTGCTACCCAGCTGTTAAAATGACATCTTTTCATATCTTATCTTTGAAGTTTTCGTAAGAATTTCTTAGCTTTTGGTCGTAAGCATTTTGTGCATATCCAGGACCATTGTACTTTCTTGCAAAGCCTGCCCAGTCCTTTTCCTTGAGATTCTTCAAACAACCAGAGGTATTCATGAAGTAGTACATCAATTCTAGTTGTTTTTCGTGAGATTCTGACATCTTATGAACGAATTCATAGACATCTTTACAGCTACAAAGATTGTGATTGAAGCCCATGATCTGGAACATTCCCCAACTTGCAGACTTTAAAGCACATTCTTCGTCAATTTCTTTGGCTAATTCGAGTCTTTTGTACTCATGAACACCTCCGAGATACTTCGATTTATCCCATTTAGGGAAAAATACTGTAGGATACTTCTTGCAAAGATAACCTAAATCTCTGTCAGGGAACTTTTTATGAAATTCCTTGTACATGATGTGACCTTCGAAGAGGATTTGAGGTCTACCGTCAGCCAAAAATCCATCTCTACCAGCTGCTTCTACTACTTGAACAGCTTTGAGTAGAGCTGGTTCTAGACCCAAGCGATTAGCAAGGTCTCTAATCATCTCATTTGTTAATTTATCCATAACTTATCAGTTTTAATGGTTCAATTTTAGTAACGAAAGTATTGCTTATAACCCATTTTCGGGATGTTAGTTGGTTCTATTATCCTATATAATTCTAAAATATAATGCAATATGGAGAAGATTAAGAATGAAAATCGGTGCAAACTATGTAAAGAACCAATCAACCTGGATGATTTTGAATCCTCATTTGAGATACCCCAGTTGATGGCAAAGAAACACGTTTGCTTTAGTTGTGGTTTTTGGATAAAGAGGAAAGAATATGATGAGAAATTATGGAAAGAGTACTTCAATAGTGGTACTACCAACAGCTCAAGAATCCCGGTAGTTACTCCTAATTGGGAACATTGGATAGTAAAACCCTTTCAAAATCTACTAATTGAAACGGGTACTTTCTCAAGAGTAAAATTGGAAGCTACTCGTTATTATATGGCCGTAATAACCGATGCTTACCCCAACAAAGTTTGGTTTATTGATAACAATAACATGTCTCACCAGGGCACTATTCCAGAGCATCTAAGACATTTATATACTCCAAATGGTATATACCTTTCTCCCATGGAATGGAAACTCTTCCAGGACCGCAAAACAGTTACCTCGGATGAGATAAAAAATATGATTAATAATGCAATAATATAAAATAAATTTCGTATATTTGCATAAAGAATTAATTAACTAATTAGATATGAAAAAAGAAAAGAAAGAAATCAAAAAGCTCCGTGAAGGTGATGAACTACTCTTCCAACTTGGAGAAAGACAAATCGTAGAGAAGGTGAAAGTAGAATCCATTGATAAGAAAGGTGGGTTTGCAATCTTAAGCAATCGAGTAAAAGTTGCTAGAAGTTTGGGTCCTGATGATATCTATGCAAGGTTGGATGGGAAAGATGGAAAGGTATTACCTCTTACCGAGGAAAACGAGAAATACTTTCAGGCATTCAAGGCATATTTCTCAATTAAGAGAAATTCCGAGATACTGGATAAGGGTCTCAGAAATATGAGTAAGGAAGAACAAGTAGAAGTACTTATCAAATTCGATAAGAAGTTTACCAAGATTGTTAACAAATACTTCAACAAAGAGGAACAATGACTACAGTAATATTGACAATTTACCTGGTATGCTTACCGTTCACAGTATTCTTTGTAAAAGCAACATTAGAATACTTGCCTCAATCACATAAGGTGCATTCACTGGTATTATTCTTATCGGTCTGGTTTTTGCTACCTTTATTTCCGATTTACCTATTATTGAAATTCATAAAACATAAACTGGTATGAGATACTTTTTTGATAGAGATGGTAATTATGCTGGGTCATCAATGCAAGGGTGGGAGGTAATACTCCTACTCTGCCTCCCAGTTCTTATTGTATTATTCTTTGTATTCCTTCCCTTAATTATATTGCATAAATATGCCTCTAGAGAAGAAGATAAGAAATTCGAAGAAGAACATCCGCAAATATTAAAAGTAGATTCTTATATTACCGGCTGGTACCCTTGGCATAGATATTCCCTTGCATATACCATCTCCCTTGTATGTTGGGTAATTGCAATGCTAATGGCTTTGACTAATTAATCTTGATTCTAAGCATAACCCTTTTAACATATCCGTTTATCTTATTGCCCAGTATAAGTTCTATAAGTATACCTCCGGAGAAATCTGAAGGTACTGTTATTTCCTGAGATGCGGCTCTGGTACTAAATACCAGATTTAGGGGGGGGGATTTAAATTTTCCATATCTTTCTTTTAATATTGATATATGTCAATTCTGTTACTAGCTATAATGTCCCCATAACTAAATCGTATATAAAACCATCCAAAATAAGTTCCGGAACTTCCTCCCCTAGTAGAGATTACCATAGAATCAGTACCTTGAGTTTGGTCTGGAGCTATGGAGAAACCACCATTAAAGGGACTTTGTTGAGATATCTCAAAGGTATCAATAGTTCCCATTCCTTCAGTTTCGATAGTACCATCAGAATAGATATCTGATTTGAAAACCTCGAAAATCATTCTGGATATAATTGAATCTACATGGGTTTCATAAGTTTCTGTGTTGGCATCATAGATATAGTTCCCATTATCCGGATTACCTACACAGAAATATTTAGTTGAGATTATATATCTCTGAGGAACCTGAGAGTAATTAAGGGTAATCCTCTTACCGGATGCAAGTTGGAGAAGTACTATCTTACCACTTCGAGTGGAAGAGGTATTATTAGCTGGTACTGTAATGGTTAATTGGGAAGGAACCTCAGAAGTCTTAATAGTACTACCTGAGGGTAAATTCTGAGATTCCACTTTCCAATTAGCAGCATATTCTTGAGCTAAGTTACCATTGATGTACTTATAGGTAATAGATTCAACCATTACTACGGTAGTTTCTCCTGCCCCTGCAAAACTTAAATCAAGGGTGGTGACCTCCCCCCCCCTACGGAATGATACTACATTTTTCTTTTCCATATCCTTGAAATTTATAAAGTGATTATTTGGTCTGATGAAGGCAATAGGAAAGTAGACCTTAATTGCCAAGTTTGATTAGTAAATCTATAAGCTGATATACGATCACCTGGGTAAGCTATTTCAGTACTACCATTTCGTAAATTTACTCTTACACCCTCAGATTTTTTATACTTATGGACTGAGGTATCATCTAATACACTGAAATTAAAATAAGTTGTACCAGTACTACCAGTTTGAGGTGTTTGCCCCTCTTTGAAGAAAGCTCCTGAAAAAGTGTTCAGAGGCCAATTGATTGTAAGGGTGATATACGGTTCCGCAGCTTTCTGCCATATAGTCACTTCTCTACGTTGGTCACCACAGGTTACTAAGAGTGTTCCGGACCTTTCTGAAGAACCCAAGTTTGCTGCAGTTGCTTCAACTATAATTTGGTACCAAATTATAGTTGAACCTGCCATAGTAGACCCATCTTTAACTGTAACCTTAGTTGCCCAAGAAGGAGTTACTCCTACGGATGGTTGTTTGGCCATTACCTCTCCATCACTTCGAGTCATATAAGATTGAACCATAATCGTAGTAGTATTACCTATATTAGCTCCTATGGTAGCACTTACATTCGATACATCTAAGAAGTAGGTATAAGTGAAGTTGGGTTGACTTATAGGGAAAGATATAGTTTGACCAGATTCTCTCTGCTTAAATACAAGAGTATGGGTTCTGGCAGAGGAACCTGTATTCTCTTGCAGGGTGGTAAAAGTTACTTTGCAATCATTGCCCTCAAAAGCATATTTCACGCTTACCCAAGAGGGGATGCTGGATTCCATATCCCAACCTACATTAGTCTTCTGCCCAGTACTCTTGCCATTAATGTACTTGGTCTTATAGGAGTAGATATAGGTAGTCTTGGTATCCCCAACATTCTGACCTATCTCAAAGACCGATGCCCTGGGTGCAGCATTGGCTACTCTAAAGTTAAATTCGTTCATAATCTAATAAGTTTTATTGGTTTATAATTATTGCTCTCTTGATATTGTAGTCCTCTACCCATGGGATGCCATGAGTTCTATATATTTATAATTATTGCTCTCTTGATATTGTAGTCCTCTACCCATGGGATGCCATGAGTTCTATATATTTATAATTATTGCTCTCTTGATATTGTAGTCCTCTACCCATGGGATGCCATGAGTTCTATATATTTATATAAATGCTAAATGAATATGAGAAGTACAGATTACATAAGTAAGGGAACTGCAGTAGCAAGGCTATATAAGGCAAGGGAATACCTATTAATGGATAAAGATTGTAGGAAGGGCTTATGCTTTTACCTAAGGTCAGTAGATATCCTGGATTACCTCGAAGAGATTGGGATATGGAATTTAGATACCTTCAGTATAGAAGTTCTATGGGCCTATGAGGATTTTATAAATAGAAGTTGTATAGTGGCTATGGGAAATGTGAAAGTAGTGGAGAGAAAGTTGAATACCATGTATAGTTGGAAGGATAGCTTTGATGCTAGGAGTTCATCCAAAGAGATATGGGGAATAGCAAGGGATTCTATCCCTGAGATTTCTCAAAAGAATTTCTATTGGTGAGACCCAAATGATAGAGAGTTAGGGGAGTATTGGGGAAAGATAGGACTAAGGATTTACTTAGGAGTATTTTGTAGGTATAGGCCCGGGATGGTTAATCTGTTCTGGGCTTCTTTGTGTGAGCATGTGTGGTGTGTGGATGTGGGGTACCCCTTAATACGAGGAGCCAAAATTTCCTGGTATTCAAAGGGCCGAACGGTTCCGTTAAATTTAACATTTAGAAATAAAAAGTAAGGGACAAAGATTTTTATTTCTTTGTCCCTTTATCTTTCTACTCTTTAACTTTTAAAGTCCGAATTATCATCTTTAAAAAAGTTTTTCACGTCTTTAATTATTTGAATTATCAAATAAATTAAACCAACAAATAACAATACATTCACTTTGCGTTTTTCTTTACAATTTCTAAACCTTTTAAAAGAATTGCTTTCTTTTCGTCTTTTGTGTTTTCTGATGCAATAGAGTTAAAAGAAAAATCATTCAAAACATAGACTTGTTTATAGAAGTCCATGAAACCGTCTATTAGTTTTTTATCTGCATTTGTAGCAATAGACGAAAGAAAATTAAAAGTTACATTTCTGAACTTTTTACGCAAAGACTTTATTTGTTTTTCGTTTGCACCGTCGAAAAGTTCTTTTTTGTAAATCTCTGTTTTTGTCCCTAAAGAAGTTTTGAAAAGTCCTGCATTTTTTTCTTTTACTGATTTAAGAACGTCTAAAGCAATTAATTTATTTGCTTTACTGTTTGCACTTGCTACACTTGCAGAAACACCGTTAACTTGATTTTTAGCCATAATAAAAATACATTTAGTTTTTAGATTTATTTTATTATATCCTTTTCTCTATAAAACTAAATGATTTATAAGAAAAAGAGAAAAGGAATTATTTAATTTGTTTCAATACTTCAAATATCGCTTTGTTTTTCTCACATTGCAAAGATACGAATTATATTTTAATCTGCAAAATTTTTAGAGAAATAATTTCTAAAAAATTCTTAAACTAGAATCTTTCAAATATCGCTTTGTTTTTCTCACATTGCAAAGATACATATAATAATTGAATTACGAAAGAATTTTGAGAAAAATTTTCGAGAAAATGAATATTTTTATTTTCAAAATTATTTTAGTGAAAAAATGCAAAAATCATAAAAATGCTGCACTTAATTATTGCACTTAATTTTGGAGGTTCATAGGGGAAATCTTCGCACGCTTTGTAGTGGGGCGATATGATATGTATATAGATAATCCTATATGGCCCTTGCCTGCCCTCTTGAGAGTGTGATATATACCTGTATATTTACCTATATGATATATGGCCATTAGGTGTATATAGGTAGTAGTGTAGTGGGGCTTATTAGGTATATCCTTCTAATATCCCCTGGGAACCAAGTCTATAGGGCCCTTAATGGACTATGGTAAGCTTAGGTAAATTAGGAACCTAAGATAGCCTATAAGGGCTTACTAAGTTAGCGAAAGAAAGACCCAGTACTTAGGTAAGCCTGGGTCAAAGTTAGGATTAGAGAGTATAGGGATGGGTAACGATATATGTATTATTGATATAGGTTACTGTAGGGGCAAGAGGAGAAGCCTCATAATCGAGAGGGAATGCTTTGTGTAATTCGTAGGAGCAAAGCTGTTCTTGTCTAGTATTCAGTTCGTTATCTGAATAGAATATTAGTGTATGTAAGCCATCGCCTTCTTCTTCGTTCTCTGTTGAGGTAATTGAGATTAGGTGAAAGCCTTGTTTGAGAAATTCTGAGTCTTTGTCAAGAGAACCGAGATAGCAATTGAGGTATTCGGTATAGCCCTGTACTGAAGGATTAGAAGCATTAGAGATTACTAAGGCATTATTAGTAAGTTCTGATTCAGTGTTGAGAACGAGGTACTTAATATTATTTTTCATAATGTTTAAAAATTAAATTGTTAGTATTTCTTTTTCTTTCTACAAAGATACAAATAATAAATAATATATGCAATATGCCCCATTTGCCTTCGTAGGTTATTGATGGCCTTATAAATCCCCAGGGGCCATGAATGGAGATTGCCCTTTACCTTCCCTACCTATAACTAATATATAATAACTAAGGGCTCTAGGCAATCAAGGCAATCGAAATCCCCAAATTGTCCTAGAGTTATGCAAATAATGCTAATATAAATACTAATGCAATTACTTACATACTTACTAGGAATATTACCTAAATATGCCCCATGAAGGCCTTAAATCCTATAAACCTTTTAGCCTTGAAACCTAATAATTTAATTGCCTTGATCACAAATCCTATTGCCTAATCCCAGTACTTATTATATAATATATACTAATATAAAGGGCTCTTAGGGGTAGGGGATTTAGGGGCCCCTAATGGTCGGATTTTGTGTACCTTTTTAGCCTTTTTGTGATTGCCTTTAAAGTGTGGGGTAGTAGAGCTAGAGAGCTATATAGTATAGTGGCTATAGTGTAGTTGTATAGTGATAGGTAGGTACCCATACCTGGTTCACCAAAGGCAAATACCCCCGGCGAGGTACCTTGATATATGTATTGGGTATTATTATATTAGTAGATGGTATATGGTTTATAGATGGGATAGGTATTATATTATGTACCTTAGTTAGGTATTATGTAACATAGTTAGCGTTAATATGATTTTGTTTGGTTTTTGTGTTGGGTAGTGTGGGAGGTACCTGGAATAAATACCGGGTACCTTGTGGGTATATTTATTCGATTAGGCATACCTGTATGAAGACATATAATAAAAGGATTATGATTAAATTCATTCTGTAGATGAATTTCTTTGTTAGGTAGGCTTCTTCATTTAGGATTAGGAGCCAGATCGTTACGATGAGTAGGATTAGTGATTTCATAATTTTTAGTATTATTGTATGTACCTTAGTATAATCCCATATGTGTAGGATACCAGGATTAGTGATGAGGTGTATAGGGTTAGGATTATTAGCTGTGAGATGATATACCTTATTTTGTTTGTTGGGTGGGTATGCTTGTGGGCTTGGTATATTTTCTCATTGCGTATGAGGGTTAGAATGGTTCCTACGGATAGGATTATTCGGATTATGTGATAGAGGATGTTCATGGTAGTGATATTATATCGATTATGGTTATATCTCTTAGGTTTACTTCGAGGATTTCTCTTAGCTTTAGCCTTATGTAGGTACTATGTTTATGCCCTGGGTTTATTTCTTGTTTGGGGTAGCGGAGGTAGGTATTAAGTTCCTCAGTTCTGTACACTACGTTCATTTCTTCGCAGAAGCCTTCGGTAGTACCAGGTAGTGGGCCTGGTACTTCGAATGATACTAAGAATTTACCTGATGTTAGCATGGTTCTAGTTCGTTAGTTAGGATTCTTATATCGGTTAATTGATTCATGTATTCCTCTTCTGAGGATATGTCAAGGCATTTGCATGCTATGTAGTGACCGTACATGGATATACCTGATTCGTAGCCCTGGTCCTCGTTTAGGAAGTTAGCTAATGGTATCTTGTCTACTGAGCATATCCTCTTCAGATGGCCTGGTAGGGTTTCTGAATCTTCGTAGAATACAAAGTCATAAGTCTCTGTATTATCGGTCATTGTAGCAAATATTTCGATTAGCCAGTTAAAGTCTTCTAGAGGTACATTGGCTAGCCATTCCCATCCGATTGGGTAGTTGTTTATTGTTAGTTTCATGATGTTAATTGAGTTGAGGGTTAAACATTTGTTTTGGTTGGCCTAATAGGCAGCAATGAGGATAACCTGCTTCATCGAGGATTCCCAGTATAAGATATCGATTGGTATCTCTGGGAATTTCGAAATAGAAAGCTGGTTTCATGTCGCCATCTATGAATGTAAAAACTATCTGAGTGTTTTCTAGTAACCCATTTAGTTGTACATGAGAAAGGTAGTTATAAATAGCTTCCCTTTGATTTCTTGGGTTTTTATCCCATAAGATGAGCATATCGTCATACCAATTTGGATTATCGCATAGCTTTTTAAGTTGTTGTTGAATATACGGTGTCATGATTTGAAGTAATAATATAAGTCCTCGATTAGTTTATCCTGTTCTTCCCATATAGTATCTGATACTACGTATTCTGATACGAAATAGTTATAGAAAGGCCCAAATAGTATTTTTAATACTATGTCCTTGAGTTCGATATTGAGTTGTTCCTCTTCTTCGGTAGAACTGGGTTTGATTGCCTGAAGTTCTGCCTTATAGGATGCCATTACGGCATCCTTTAGGGTTTGAATATATTCTGGGTTAGTTTCCTTGAGAATACTTAATTGTGATTTGAGTTCTTTACTTATCATGGGGCTTAGCGATTATGGATATGAATCCTTGTGGATATTGAGTATAGAATAATTGATAGTTCCCTGTGGGCAAGAAGACTTGCATTATGTTTGCAAGTAATGGGTAGATTTTCCATTGGTTTTCCTCTAGAAACTTGTCCCAGGCTTCTGATTCTTCGGGATAATTTCCAGAAAGTTGAATGTGATATTCCTTTTGTTCTGGGATAAATAAATTGGTTACTACCTGGATTTCGTCTGATTCCTTTTTGTATTGGGTGATAGGGTACCAGATACCTTCAGTTTTCCATTTATTGAGTTGGAACAAGGACATGCCCTGTTCCAATACGTTTAAGAGTTTATATAAGTTTACCATAGTGATTATTTATTAAGTTGTCTAATTAGTTCTGATGCAGCCAGGGAATCAAAGAGTTGGGTTTCTCTTTTGTCGGATTCCCATTTTTCGAGAGCATTATATGTTGCCGTATATTGATATATCATGTCCTCATCTTGTTCCTCGTCCTGGATGAATTCCCGGAGATGTTTTTTGAGTCCAGTAATTATGTAATCCTGATGTTCTGGAGTTAATTGAGGAATACCAAATATGATAGCTTCTACCTGTGATGGAGAATAATCGTAGTATTGGTCGTCAGCTCCCTTTATTAGATCCATGTGGGAGATAATGTTTTCCTTTAAGTTTTCGAATAGATCTTCTTCTGAGGAGTATACCATTATGTAACCAGAGATATAGGAAGCAAGGGGTTCATCCTCTAAGTCGATTGAGTAAACCCGGATATTGGTAGCCCCCTTGTTAATGAAAAGACCATCGGAGTAATCATAAGTATAAATGGGGTGGGAAGCAAGCAGTTCCCGGATGGCCTCTAAATTTTTTAATTCTTTCATAATATGTCTATATTAAAATTATTTGAGAAATATTTCTCACTGCAAATATACAAAATTATTTTATAACTTGTATCACTATATAATATTATTTTTAAAATAGAGAGGTACTCAGTTTTGGTTATGTACTGAGCACCTCTGAGGATATATAGAACTGGTTAGGGAATTATTTGTAGGCCATTATCCTCATTGAAATACCTTAATTTCCTCCTGATTATTCGGCCTTCTTTGTCTTTCAAGTTATCTACCCATGATGGGAATTCTTTGATTGAAGTTTGTTGTTTGATTCCCCAGGCATCCAAGATTGTTACTGTTTGATTTTCTACCTTGATAGTATAAGTACTTCGATAGGTAGTAATGGTTTCTGGTATGCAGATTATTCCTTTTGACCTACGCATGCCTGCGTTTGTAGCCTTAGGATAATCTGTATATTTAATAATACCGTTCTCAGTAGTAGCATAATGTAACCTTCTTCGGGTTATTCTTTTACCGTATGAAAGTTTCAGCTTGCTATACCAGGTTTGGTATTCCTCTAGAGAATTAAGCATAATAATTTGACTTGTTCCTTTAGCAGGAGTCTTAGATTTACTTATGGCTTGCTGAATAAGGATTTTATCAGGTTGCATAGTTAGCGAATATACAACCCGTTTATAATTAAAGCTGAATACTGAACCAGAGGAGCATTCTATTTCCTCTGGTACGATAATAGGTTTTTGTTCATTCATAATGTATACTCCTTTCTGATATCATCAAATTGTAGTAATGTCTTAAGTATCTTAGTTTTAGACCGAGTAGATTCAAAGCCTATGCAAGGTATATCTTCGTTATGAGGTACGAATAAAGTCATCCGACCTTGTTTTTGTAGGTCGGATTTTAGTTTCTTGTAATTAGTAGCCATAGTTATGATATTCTGAAGTTAAGTTGATAAATCCAATTATTGGAATCCATCTTAGTGAACGAGATGAATATACCATCGTTATCCGTGAACTTTTGCATGAATTTCAGAGCAGCATCGGCAGCTTTATTCTTTTTCTCGGTAGTATCAAGAGTTATTATACTTTCGAAAATGAAAGTATAATAGGTAATCTCATATTGAATAAAGCAATTGATGTCTATCACCTGGAGATTGTGTAGTTCTGATAACTGGTATAGTTCAGTCATTAATAGGTTGTAGAGATTCTTTTTCTCATCTCGATCTAAATCAAAGTCGGATTTGTTCTTTATGAACTTAGTTACTACTTGAGCAAGTTGTTCATCCTGATTGTAAGTTACTGGGCTTCTCATATTTTTGTCTATTTTAAATTTGATATGCAAATATAATCATTTTTATTTATATTACAAAATAATACTCTTTTATTTTAAAATGAGCTGAGGATGTGTATACACACTAAAGAAGGCAGTGGATTAGACTGCCTTTCGAATTTAGACCTTATTGATTACATTGTATAAGGCTGACCTAACTATTGATTCTCTGGTAGAGTTATCAAGCTTTTTCTCTACTTCATTTCTGAAGCATTCTTTTACGATATGACTCAATTCCTCTTTCAGTCTGGAAGCTATTTCATCTGTAAGCTTTTGTACCTTGAATGCTTTAGTTAATTCCTCTTTAGCACCCTCTAAAGACTTACCTTCTACTAATTGAATGGTCTTATTAAGATATACTTCAAAGGTTTCATAACCTATCCATTCTATATCATTTAACCAATTTTCAAATTCCTCGTATACCAAGAAAGTATCAGGTTCATGCCCAGTGCAGGCATCAAATATAGGCATGATATTTCTTAAAAGCTCAGTGCCCACTAGCTGTGTTGGACTTACTTCGGTATGTATCTTATATAAACCATGTTCATTCTTGAGACCCACTATCAGGTGAGTCACTTGCGGATTCTTTCTTTTGTTGATTGGTGTTATAACTAAGTTTTTGTATTATGAGTTGAACGTATGTATTTTTCTCTTTGTATATGAACATTACCGATAAGAGTATATCATGTTTCGGTAATATCATCTGTATGAAATTGCCTGGAGCAATTACCGTAGCAACTACTGGAGAATCCTTTTGTGAGAAATTCTCCAGTATCATTTCTGTTCTTCTAATATGTTCAGGCTTTGTTGGGTCCAAAGTTAGGATGGGAGCAGTTAAACATTCTTTGATACCATTGGTTAAGGCATTGTATAACCATTCATCATTCTTTAAATCCTCAGCCTGGAGAGTCTTCATTATAATCATATCCGGAACCTATTTAGTATGATATTATTGTTATCAATCTCGAATAACCATAATTCATGGTCCCAATAAGAGTTTGTTATCTTACTAAATTTGGATATCTGAAAGATAACATGAGTTGTTGTTCTTGAAAGCATACTTGCATGGCAAGTAACATTATCCGAAGATAGTTTGTTCTTGAAAGCTCTTAGCAAGTCTTCATCACTTTTGTTAGCATTGTCTTCTAAAGTTTTGATAAACTCTATTTCGACATTTTCTGTCATACTTACCTTTCGGAAAGCGAATTTCTCTTTATTTTCCATGTTCTTCATTGTTTTTACCGATAGTCTCTTCTGTAATTTCTTCCAGAGTCCTTTCGATGATGTTTTTAACTATGGTTTGATTCTCTACTTTAGCATAACTATAGATTAGGTCCAGCTGATTGCTTATGTAAGCATCTACCATTGATAAGTCCTTGAATAGTTCCCATTCTTTTAGGAAATTGAGCCTAATCATATTAGTAAACATATTCTCATCATAAGGGATTTCAATGTAAGCACCTACCCTATTGAAGATATGTATTAAATGTTCTTCGATATACTTGGGTAATTCAAAGCAAGATGGTATTTTAGAATAAGTAATCCTACTCGGTATTAAATACTCAAAGGTAAAACGTTTAGAGAATGTTATTCCTGGGAAACGTTTACCAAATATCAAGGGTATCTTATACTGTAATAACTGAGGAGTAGTATCATATATTACGTAATGTTTAAGATACTCATTGTACATATCAAAGTATAACCGTTCGTCAAATTTACCAGACTCTATCATGCAGAGTTCAAGAATCCGGTAAATAGATTTCACTGGCCCTTTGAATACCAGGTTACCCTTATCAAGGTAGATAAGGTTTTTAGAGCATTTCTTTCGTTTAAATAGGTTCATGTGCTTAGAATGTAAAATTTATGTATATTTCTCTGTTTCCCTTGAGGAATTTCTCATGATTAGTATCTTCGTACTTATAGCAAGAATAAGTCTTAGATGCTTTGTCATATTCGCCTCTTACCCATACCGGAGCAGTTTCTGTTGGTCTGAGTTTAAAATAAGTCCCTTGATTAACCTTGTTAACTTGGGTTTTCTTGTATTCTAAATTGATATCCATATCAGTATACGATTAAACCTGGGAACCCAAGTTGATTTGTTTCTAAGTTTATGGGTGTTTTGTATACCTTAACACTGCCATAGTAATTCCTAAGGTCATCATAGGAATGATGTTCATAGATGTCTGAATAAAGATCATTCTCTCCCTCCTGATATAGGTCGATTAAACGTTTCTCGGCTTGTTCATCGGATGTTTCCATTACTTGGAATAGGAAGTCTCCGGTAATAAGCGTGTAGATGTAACAATCTGTTTTCATATTTTTGTTTATTTTAAAATTGATATGCAAATATATAAATTTTTTCAATATAATATGCAATGAACCTATTTAACTACTAGAGCCTCTTACTACGTAAGAATTGAGATGCAAAGGAGCCAGTATCTTCCTCCTCTGGTACTTCCTCATACTGATATAATTCTGGGTCTTCCTCATCTGGGTCAATACGCATTTCTATTTCTCTACGTATCTCATGATGTTCATCGGGGAATAACTCCATAGCTCCCTTATAATCATCGGTAATCTGGGCTAACTCTGCCTTGTTAAGGTTAAGACCTTCCTTACTGGTATCTACTCCCTCTTGCTTAGTAGCAACTACCTCAGGTAATGAAGCTATATCATATCTTTCCTCTAATAGTTTAGCCTCTTCAGTCTTATCTAGTATCTTTTGAGATTCTAATACTATTTGACGTGCCTCGTCGATTGAAATAGTGTTCTGAGGTTGATTTACATTGTTCTGATTGAACTGAGCAAATATATTGGTAGTACTTCCTCCAGTAATATTACGTACGATAGATTGAAGAGATGTAGAGGATTCCAACTTTAACTTCAAAGCCTTACCCAGCTCTGCAGATATAAATGGCATATATTTACCTCCCTGGGATTCTCTCAATACGTTTACCTGATGGGCTATCTCCATACGGTCTTCTAGTACCCAAGCAAGTTGTTCTCCCATTAATGCTTGCAGTAAATCTTCTGATTTTTCTTTGTCCCAGATTCTTGAGCTTAATAGCCTATCTCTCATAAAGATACGTATGTAATTGATATCTATACCCATACGATATGAAAAGGTATTAATATCATACGTAATACCACATAATACACCATTGCCCATTAACCATTGATTGATAAGGTAGTTGTGTATATTTACCAGAAGTGTATCATTTGGGTTCTTCTGATATTCTAAAGCCATTGCCGTAACTCCCATAGGTCTTGGGAACCTTACAATCTTATTTTCTTTTTCTGACATACAAATGAGATTTTCTGATATCGGAACTTTCATCATAACCTCTATACTCTAAATCATATCTTACATACAAATTCAAAGATAGGTTATAGAAATATCCCCTATACTTTTTCTTATTCACTGATAAATTAAAAGGTTCACCAGAGATTAAGTCCCTGGTGAATACCAAATTACCTTTCCCAGTTATAGGAATTTTAAGGCAAAGTTTATAATCCCCTACCTTAAATTTATTCCCATGCAGGTCTATGATTTCTCTTACCATAATTTGCCTTTTTAGGGTTCGAAGGTTTTTTGTCTTGTTTACTACGGTAAGGATTACCAGGCCTTGGGTCATTTTGGATAATCCCCTTCTGTTCTTCGATTAACTTTTGTACCTCAGGGAATAATTTTTTCCTCAAAGGTACTACCTGAGTAGCGAAAAAGGCATTCCATAATTTCTGAGTAAATGGTTCCCCTACCTTGAGTTTCGAAATTGCCCAGAATTTAGTTTCGAAATTCTTTATTATTTCCTTAAACCGATAATAATAGATATACCCATGCTTTGGATTTATACCTATAGTGGTGGTTTGGCAATAATCTAGAAAATCTTTACCTAATTCGGATATAAATTCTTCCCTTTTGAAATCATAGTTCTCTTGGTCAAGTTTAAATAACTTGACATAATCTATTGCTTCCATATAACTTTACTTTGTGATTATTAACTTGGGATGTTCATCGGTTATCTGAAATAAATATCCCCTTATATCATCCTCATAGTATGAGGACCAATAAACCCTTCTAATCCGAAAATTATCAAGGATTGCCCCTTTCGGTATGCCAGTAACATAAAGCCTATGCTTAGGCATCATGGGAGTTATTTCAAACTCACCGGTAGCAAGTAAATTACCATAGGTACCATAATCTGGCATATTACCAGTAAAACCTGTAGGTTGTAATACATCCATTACTAAGGTGGTTTGTGGTAATTCTCTTTGATTACATTTAATTATCAGTTTCGATTTACCTATATATAGGTCTTTTACTATTGTCCCAAACATTTGTATATAATTATGTGAGTGATACCATTCTTCTTGAAGTAGAATTGGTTCTGTGAACGTTCTTCTAACTTCTTTAATTCTCTACGAGATTCAGTACAAATTCTTTCTGACTTCCGAAGTATATCAGATATATTATCCCAAATAGGTGCCATAGGTTCTACTGGACCTGCATAAACAATTTTGTGTTTAGAATCAATCTGAGGGTATTTTGATTTGTACTGATACTTACCTTTGAGGTAAAGCACATTATACTTTTCTGGTTCGTTTCTTTTTGCGTTTTCCATTTTTGTTATTATCTATGTAATCGGATATATTATCAAGTTGACCTAAAAGCAATGCTTGAATAAAGATGTGTATAGGCCTAAAAAAGAAGCTCCTTACGTTATGAGGGTTAATATACCAATCATAAACTATGAAGAACTTCTTTATCTTAGAATGCTTAAGTGAATGCTGAACCAGCCAAGACTTACAACAACGTTTATGTAATTCGACAAGTTCTTTATCCTGTTTAAGCATCTCCTTATTAGAGAAGATAGTGTAATCCATTTTGTATGAATTAAAGTGCCCAGGTTATTTATCCCAGGCACTTGGTTAATAAAGGGTTATGCAACTTGTTCTGGTTTGAGAACCTTTTTCTTAAAGTCCTCGTATGCCTTAGCCGCAGCCTTGAATTCCTTTGAGTTAGAATCCTTGATACGAGCCATGGCAAGTTCCAATCTGTGGAGTTCATTGCGAGTTTGTTGTCTCCATTTTTTCCGGGCAAGAGTATCAACTACATCGGCAGGGTATACATATTTAACTTCCCGATTGGAAATTACTTGTTCGATGATGGAAGGTTTCTGTTGTTCTTTTACCTCCTTGACTACCTGTTCTTTTTTAGATTTGGCAGGCTTTTCCTTTGGGGTAAGTTCTACCAATTTAGCATTGGCAAAAGATTTGGCAGCTTCTTGAGCATTTTCTACCAATTCCTTTTTAGTCTTTTTGGCCTTTTCTTTAGAAGCCTTAGAAGTTGTAGACTTTGCATTCTTAATGCCTTCAAGTTGTTCTGCAACCTTGTTGCTGATAAGGTTAGTAACCTTGTTTTCATTCTTTTTCATAACGTCTATATTAAAAATGTTAGTAAATTGATTTCTTATGCAAATATAAGAATAATATTTTTAATACAAAAATAAATCAAATAAATTTTTATATTTGCTAAGGTTAATCGGCTAGGAAGTCAAAGACCTCTGGAGGATAGTTTATTTCGTCCTCTGGGTCATTAATATAGTTTTCGTATTCGTCATTATATCTATCATAAATGTTCTCGGTTTTAGTATTAGGTACACGAGTACATTTTTCAGGATGTCTTTTTACGAATTCATAAGCTTCTTCGGTAGTCATTACCTTATCTGATGTAAATTCATAGGTCACATAAGAGTAAGATTCACCTAATCTAGAAATTTCATATTGCTGATATCCAGATTTCTCAATCTTATATAATTGATTTTCTGGAATCGTCTCTATTTCTACCCTATATTTATACCATTGTTTCTCTTTCTCTTCTTTGGGTTTAATTCCTAAACTATCCGAAAGATAATCCAACCGAATTATTGGACTTTCAAAACGAGAAGGAGCAGTGCTCACTTCTATGGGATGAGTTCTATTCTCACCTATGAAGTAAACCACTGCTCCCAGAGTTACCAGGCCCAATATGAATTTAGTTTCTGAGTTCATATCCGGTAGTTTTAAACTTATCCTTGATATTATGGTTTAAGTATTTACCTTTTGATTCTGATTGGTGTAAACCATTGCAGATTTCATAAGGTACCTTATCATAGCGATATACTCGGTTATTTTTAAAAGCAACCCAAAGTTGTTGTTTCTTTGAGTCGTAACCAAAGCCCTCAATGTTAGATGATTCGCAGGGAATCATTTCAACCCCGGTGTTCATTTCTACTGATTCTAAGTATTCGTTCTTCTCCATGTCTGTATTAAATTTTTAAAAGTGTTAATTCTGGGTGAAATTTGAGATTGGCTTTCTGGAAAATTGCCCAAGTACCAAGTACTCCCTGGGAATTGTTATGTACCCATTCATCTTCCATTCTGAATAATATGTGTGAGCATACTAACATCTGATATTCGCTTAGCATATTTATCAGTTGAGGAGTATTCTCAATCTCTGTATATAATTCGATATGTTCATCTAATGCCATTATAATCTCGTCATTGTCAATTTGAAGAAGTTTCTTTATTAGGTCTTGGGCAATATTATTCCCATTAGAAATATCCTCCTTCAAAGAGTTTAGTGATTCGATTTGAATACCAGCGATGAGTTTTACAATGTCTTTTGTTTCTTTGTCCATAATTAAATTTTTCTTTATGCAAATATACTAAAATTATTTTATATAAAATATCTTTTCAATAAATACTGAGGTAAGTGTTAGCGGTTCTTGATTTCCTCGATCTTTTCCTTGATTGAGTCAGGGAATATAGCATCATCTACCCATCGCATAAAGAATTTAGATGGCTTTTTCTCTGGATTAAGAAGTAATTGTCTTTGCTCTGTAGAGAACTTGATTCGTTCATCTTCCCTCATATATTTGGGCAATTTAGTAAATTCTGCTTGAGAGAAAGATATTACATTCTTACCCACTTGAGCCCTTAATGGTTTCCTCCTTTCTTTATAAAGGTACGGAATAATCTTTTTCGATGGTCCACCAAGAATGCTGAAACCGAAGATGACCATCGGATCAAATTTATCTGCCTTGGGATCTTTGGCTCGTTTGATACATCTTGCCATCCAGGAGAATGAATTGGGATATTGCTTATTGTCGGTTGCTTCTCCAACATCCTTTTTATCGAATTCAAATCCGGGAAAGTGATAAAGAAAGTCCTCTGTAAGGATAAATATAAACCCTAATTCTCTTAGGTATTTAATAATCTCCTGTTGGCTTTTACCTTCTTCAACCATTTTCTCTACATCTGCAAGAATATCCTCCCTTGGTGATTCAAGATTTTTAATTGTAGTCCCTGCAGGTCTTCCTCTACCAGCAGTTGGGGTCTTAGCGGGTAATACTCCAGTTAGCCTATCTAAGTATTCTTTAAAGTTATCTATATCTTGTTTATTTGTGAGAGTTACTTCTACTCTTACGGGACCCTTATGCTGTACCTTTGGACCTGAGTTCATCTCAGTATAAGCATCTACTAACCTATCTGATAAAGGGGTACCATTCTCTGATAGTGTAGTGATTCTCAGTTTTGGTTTATATACTTCTTGTTCCATATAATTAAGTGTGGGTAAATAAAAAGGCCTGAACAAAGTAATATTGCCAGGCCTTTTTTCATTATTAACGAATACTTATATAAAAGGGATTAATCCTCTTCTTTTACGGCCTTTTTCTTCTTTTTATCTTTGGCCTTCTTTTCTTTCTTTTCCGAAGCTGGTTTTTCTTTTACCTTCTTCTCCTTTTTCTCTTTGGTTTCCTTCGGTTCCTTGGGAGTCTTTCCTGAAGCAAGCTTTCTTTGCTCCATACGATATTTCTTTTTTTCGGCAGAAGTCATTTCTCGGCCATCAATAAGAGGATAATCATATTTGGTAGCAGTTTTACCGGCAGATTTCTTTTCCTTCTTCTCTTTGGTTTCAGATTCCTCTTTCTTGCCTTTTTCTTTACTGAGTTTTACCAATTTCTTGGTATTCTCCTTGTCACCTTCTGGGTAAGCAGCAGCTACCTTGTCCCGTTCTTTGTTGAGCTTATTTACAAGTTCTGTAACCTTCTTACCATGTTTCTTGCCCTTGGTCCAATCCTTAGTCGGGTCCAACTTGTTCTCTTTAAGGTAAGCATCTAAAGCTTTCTTTGCCTTGGTGAGTTCCGGAGTCTTAGATTCCGGTTTGCTCTTCTTGTCTTTCTTAGCCATTTTCTTAAAATTTTATGGTGAATAATGAATATCCGATTTACATAATACCATAGTTATACTTCCCTTATTTGGGTTGGGATTTCCTTAATTTCTAGGATATTTATTTCTACTCCCTCCATGATAGCCCTTACTTGCATGATGTCTACTATCTCTTGCTGAGTGAGATTAATAAAAGTTTGTTCAAAAGTTTTTGTATTTATGGGAGTAGCTACTTGATAAGTAACTGTTAGTATGGTACCTTTTAGTTTATTAGTTAACCTGTCCATTAAACCCTTGAGTTTCCTTTTCAGGTAGTCTAATCTTAACTTATGCCTTTGCCAATCACCTTTCTTACCTTTGTTCAGGGCTATGCTCATTTGGTAGTGAGTGAACTGAATATCATTTCTTACTACCTTGATACTTGATAGGAGGGTTCTTATGTTTACTTCTTCCATTTTGGTCTTGGTATTACTTGGTTATTTACTTCCTGGGTTTCTTCTGATAGCATTAATCTTGCCTCATTTATTATATTAATAGCAAGTTCCCTTTCATCTGGTCCCAGGTTTAATTGTTTATCTTCTAGTGCATCAGTATAAGTATTTATTAGATTATCTAATGCAAGTATTCTAATATTCTTTCGAATAGCTAATCTTTCTTGGTCCATACTGGTATAAAAATTAAAAGCCCACTACCTTCGCAGGCAATGAGCTTTTGGCTGAACAACGTCCTAAGTGTGAGTGAGGGGTTGTTACTACGTATAACATTAACTTTCTAAACCTAAACCATTGGTTTGGCGGTAATTAGAGAAAATAATCAGTCCTCAGATTCTTCTTCTGATTCCTCGCCTTTGTTCTTCTTGTTCTTGGGAGAACAGATAACTCCGTGGTTCTTCTTTGACTTAACAGTCAGATTACCCGGAACGAAGGAAACTGAAGTAGAGATTGGTTTACCATCGGTTACCAGAACGGAAGTAACCACTACTCCCTGATAACCTTCCTTGTTCTTTACGGCATAACCGTAGTTACGAACTTCGGATTTTTCGTTGATGGCAATAACGTCAATCTGTTTACTGTTCGGACGTTGCTCTGCCGGTCTGTTTTTCAATGCCTCTTGACGAGCTTTACGTTTAGCTTCTTTCTCAGCATCTTTTTCTGCACCCTTTTTCTTGGTGTCTTCTTTTTTCTTTGTTGCCATGATTTCTATGGTTTTAATGATTAAAAATTTTGAGTATAACTTCTACGTTTGGTAATAGTTAAAAGGGATGGAATTACCCATCCCTTAAATCTTGAATACTGTTACCAGGTTTACTTTTTTCCTTTTTTGCCTTTTCCTTTGGCTTCCTTCTTTGCCGGCAATTTGAGACCGAGTTCCTTGGCAATTGCCTTGCGGAGTTTCTCGATATCGTCTTCATCAAAGTCGTCCGGGTCAGTTTCAAGGTCCTTGTCATCGCAGACATCTTCCAGTTCTTCGAAGTCCATTTCGGCAAGAGCTTCAGCAGTCAGTTCCTCTTCCTCCTCTTCTTCGTCATCGTCATCAGAGTCCTCATCGTCATCGGAATCATCTTCATCTTCGTCCTCATCATCCGAATCGTCATCATCGTCATCATCATCCGAATCGTCATCATCGTCATCATCGTCATCTGATTCTTCCTCCTCTTCTTCGTCATCGTCTTCCTCTGAACCGAAGAGTTCTTCAGCTTCCTCTTTCGTGAGTTTGATAGGAGCAGGAATGATTACTACTGAACCATCTTCGTAAGTGATGATGATTGCACCATTGATTTCTTTTCTGGAAACTTCTTTCAGTTCCACTTCTTTTTTCTTCTTAGCCATTTTCGTAATGTTTAAGTTGGTTAATAAAATTATTTATATCACTCTGTTATAAGTTTCTTGGTTAGTTTAAGAAAACCCTCTAATTGAGCATGTTCATCATTATATTGTTTAATGCTATCAAGAGTTGTCTTTAATTCTTCTTGAGACTCAATAGTTACCGTTTCGGTATTAACTACTTGGTCAACCTGATTATAGGTAAGTATCTTAAAAGTCTTACCCATAAATGGGTTTAAGGGTTTATGTTCAACTATCCCCACTTTTGATAAATTAGTTTTCATTGCTGTATTGAATTTTAGTTATTCCAGGGATACCAACCTTTCCGAATACTTCGGTATAAAATTTGTATTTCCCTTTTTGCATTGTTTTATAGTTATCGGCTAATCTAACTGGGTATACCCAATATTGATTTTCTATCATCCGATTGGTCATTATGTAAGCATAAGCCTTTCGGATTTTTATATTCTCTAAAGGAACAAAGCATTGAAATAATAGAGACTTCTTGATATGCCTTTCTTTGGGCAAATATCCCATAAACCTAATAGATGCCTCATCGAATATTTCAATCATATCCCTTTGTGCTTTGATAAATAGTACTTTCTGTATTGGGATATTCATTTTCTTTCTCAGATATAAAGCCAATGAACCTACCAATGGTGGGTACTGTAAGAATAATAGGTTGAATTTAACCTTCTCCTCTTGACTCAGCCTCTCGTAAATCCTGTAAGATAGAAGAATAGATTTGTAATCTCTTCTGCTTCGTATAGGCGGGAGATATGCCTTGCCGTTGTCCATAGAGTTTGATTGAGTATCTTTCATCGAATGCCTTTTTTCCTTTTGACTTAAAGACCCGGTGCATTTGAACCATGAATCTTCTTCGTCGGTGTTTATCAATCTTATATTCATCTGGTATTATGAATTTCTTTGCCCTAACGAATTTACCCTTAAACCAGAATTTAGTAGCTCCCCTTTTTAAGAGTTTACCATTCATGTCGGATAATTCTCTAATACCTTGTTGCAAGAGTTTCCTTCCAGATATAATATGAATATATTGTAGGACATCTACCCCATATAAGTAAACCAGGGTAACCTTTACATGGTGTCTAGTAAAGTATGGTATACCAGTTAGATGTTTCCGATATAATTTCTTCTCGGTGATAATCTTATTGGTTGTATCTGGTCGCCATGTCCATATATAATATCTATCTGGAAGAATAGGCCCAATATTACTTTCCTTTAGCTTTACCATTGATATTCCTCTTTGCCATCCTATACCAAAGATTAATAGATTTCTCGTTTGCTTCAGGGAACTTCTTTTTCATCCTTCGAATAATTCTATCGATATCAAAGCCCTTTGCAGTTAATTCCCATACATAGGATTTCTTAGTACCCTTGATGAGATTAAATTCATCCCTTTCTCTGGGTGGCTTTTTCTCTCTTGGTTTCTTTATCCCGGGAACCCGTTTAGTTCTTCTTTGCCCATTTTCCCCTTCCTCTCCGAGAAACCCAAGCCTTAATCGTGAATTCCTTAATGGGTCATCCTTCGAATAACCAATCGTTTCCAATTGTTTATCCATCCAATCATCGTACTTATCAATTAAGGATTTATCTGGTCTCTCTTCTGAACTTTGAATGTAATGTAATAAATCAAATACTCCAGCAGAGCAGGCATCTGGAAAAGGCATACCCAATATAATGGCTTTCCTTTTCAAATCATTGTAAGTCATGTTTCTCCCGGATGCTCCGAGAAAATTGGATTTCTCTTTGGATGGAGCTTTCAGGTCTTTTCTTTTCTTTTTTGCCATATCTATAATATTTTTAAGTATTCATTAAATTGTATGCAAATATAAGAATAATATTTTAAATAAAAATACATTCTTACTTATTTCTTATAAAAATCCGAGGTTTTTGCCCGGTCCGCAGCAGTGGATTTAGGTTTCTTCGGTTTTTTATGAGTATGGATATTATAGGCCATATCCAACTTCTTGATATTGAATTCTATGTTATTCACAGAATTATAGTTCAATGCTTTTTCCACACAGCATCTGTACTCAGGCCAGAATTTTTGTCCCAGTTTTACAGACTCGGTTTTAATCATAAACTTAGATACCATGAAACCAAAGGTATCTGCATCATCCCTTGTTTCGAACACATACATGTAAAATCTACTAAATTCATCGATTACCTCTTGCAATGGTCTTACTGGCAATAATAAGTAACCATCTGTGTATAGCTCTTCTGATATTAAGGCTACCCAGTATTTCTTTTTGCCTGGTTTTACCTTATATCTAAACCTTTCTCTGAGTTTAGTGTGCATCCAATCGGGTACCCTATTAAGTAGGTATTTGATGTATATCTTGTCCTTTTTATTCGAACGTCTTTTAAACGCAGAAGGCTGTTGTAGCATTCTTGGTAGTATTCTAAAATTATTCCATCTATCAAACTCAAGAATTAATCTTAGAGTGTCCTTATCCCATTCATCTTCTGACTCTTTCAACCATTTCATATTTCTCTCGATATTCTTGGTATTTACCTTCGGGAGTAATTGTGCAGAGTCTCCGGTATATAGGCTTGCTTCTTTCCTTTTTAACCGTTTCTCTAAACATCCTTCCATGTAATCTTGAAAGTTTCTTTCACAAGGACAGTCTGGTCGAAAGATAGAAGTGTGTTTCTCAAAAAAATCCGAGAACAGCCTAAAGAATTTCTCTGACCTTTCTCGGATTTCAAGATACTTGTAATGAGACAACTTTAAAATTTCACCAGCTTCCCATGAAGACTTACTTTCTGATAGTTGAAGGAATAAAGATTGTTGTTCTTTGTCTATTAAACAACTCCATGCTTTCTTTTGAGCTTCATTCATAACACTATCGTCTAAAATTAATTAAATTATCTATCGCTTCACTGGTAATCTGATTTGGGTCAAAATCTCCCTGATTAGCATAAAGCTTATCTGGATCATGGTTATAGTAAACACTGTAGATTACATTATCGAATGGCAACCATACTTCCATTCTTCCCATCTCTGGGTAGATAAGTACTTTTACCCTCTTACATAAATGGTCAACTTCTAATACCGTAGCATCTATCCCCTCATATGGATACCCACGTAATACTAAGTAATCTCCAGGGTTTACTTTGACTAAATCTTCAACTGAAAACCTTTTGTTCTCTTTAGAGAGTCTTCTAAATCTCCTTACTTCCTTTCTACTTGCCGTAGCCACCAATGAAAAATCATCAAAGTCTTCACCATTATCAATCCTGGCTTTCTTTTTCCTTTGGTGCATTGTCTCTGTATTCCTCAACCAAGTTCTGATACCAGATATGTTTCTTCGTAACTTGTTGAGAAATGGTCTAGAGAATGCAAGTTCAGTAGGCATTTTCATAAAACCATAATTGAATAATACTGGTACTTCTTCAAATATCATCTTACCTTTTATGGTTTTCTTCAATACACTTACTGTAGGGATAATCGCCTTAAGTTGGTCATACCCCTTTTCCTTGAGTTCTTGATTAATCCTATCGGAGTACTTTCTTTCAATATAAAAGATGCAATACGAATATGGGGTACGTTTCTTCATGGCTTAGGAGTTTTTAAGAATTAATTTTGCTTGCTTATGGATTAACTTATAGGGAGTTCTTAATACTTCACTAGCCATAAATACCATAAGAGTATTTCCGGGTACTTGTATATACATTACCCTATCAACGTATTGGGCAATTAAATCTCCCAACTTGATACCTACAACGAAAAAGAATTCCTCTGCAGGCATAGAGTTATATCTCATACAAAGAATAGGCACCTTATTACCTCTCTTTGCATCTTTAGAAGCTTGTTCCCAGAATTTGAGTATATCACAACCTTTGTTACCAAGCAATATATGTTCAAACTTAATCTCTTTATAATTTTTACACTCAACAGATATCTTACATCTATGAGCATGTCTTTCATCGGTACAGGTAAGGTCTGAAGTAGAATCCTTATTCGAATGCCAAGCTCCCGAGCCTGCCCGATTTCTTTCAAACTTAAACCCGGTCCACTTAGTGAACCAGGCCCCTATTTTTCTTTCGAATTTGTTTCCTTTCTTCTTACTATTCATGGTGTATTGTATTTTATATACCATTATAGTAATTGGTACCTACTAAGGCCGTTGGTTTTTTCCACTTGCAGGATTTTCGTATTACCAAGAGGAAGTGAGTCTAAATGAGTGATTAAGAATAGGGTTTTATCTTTGAATATATGTCTTATCAAGGAAGTTACAACCTCAACGTTATCTGAACTCAAAGATTCAAATACCTCATCTAAGAAAGCAAGATTTATACCTTTAGATGCAGTAAGAGCTTCATTCATTGCAAAAGCCATTGCCACATTAACTAATTGTTTTTCTCCACCGCTAAGTTCATCATAATCAATGATTTGCCCATCTCTTTCAATAAGAGTAACAAATTCTTTTCTAGCAGTTCCTAAATCGATATTAAACTCTATCCTAAAACCTAATACCTCTGAGTATTTATCCAAGCATTTGTTTAAGAACTCAAGTGATGAATCAAATAGATATGCCTTAATTCCGTTATTTCCCAATGGGTCATTGATTAACCAATTGTAATTCTCTAACTCGGCTTCTTTGTTATGAAAGTCTTCATCAACCTTCCGTAAGTTTTTCCTAATCTCCCTAAGCTTTTGTTTATACTTGGGAGACATGACTTTAAGTTTCTCTGCTTTGAGTTTAGATAAATCCTCATCAACAGTAGCAATGTCAGAAGCAATATCATCACATTCAGATTTTAGTTTCCTATACTTATCATTAACACTACTTAATTCCTCTAACCTCTCTAAAGCCTCTTGATACTCTTTATCATATTTGTCAAGGTCAGAGAATGCCTTATATATTGATTTAGCATCTCGCAATGCACGTTTGTAGTGGCCAGCTTCTAACTGTATTACTAACTCTTTAATTACCTTCTTAAGAGGTACATTAGATAAACTCTTAGCATCTTTTATCTTACCTCTTAAGTCCAAGATTACCTTATTCTGTTTCTTAATCTTTATCTGAATAGAAGCATCTACTTCATCCTTAATCTGTTTCTGTTTCTGTATAAGTAACGAAGTTAGCTTTTCTCTATCTTGCTTTAGTTCTCTCCGTTCTTCTTTTATACGTTTCTTAAAAGACTTTTCCCTGTCACGTAAATCAAAGTAAGCCTCTTTGTTAACCTCTAATTCCCTTTTAAGAATTTGAGATTGGTGTTCTACCTCGTTTATCTGGGCAATTACATTATTCTTATCCTGCAATGCAATGCCTTTGGCAAGGTTTAAGAATTCTAAGTCAAATACTTCTTCGAATATCTTTTTCTTATCCGAATTAGATTCTTGTATAAGTCGTTTGATACCTTGTCCGAACATGATTGAATTCATGAACAGTGTATATGATAACCCTATTTCTCTATTTATTACGTCCTGGATTTTACCTTTCCCTTTTACATCGATAGTATCACCATCCTTGATAATGATAAGCCTATCTTTCCCTTTAGACCCATCATCAAGTAAACCGTCATACTTCTGACAACGTATTACTTTATATGTATGAGAATCTTTTTGAAAGTATACCTGGACTTTGGTACCTTGGTATTCTTTGGGTCTTATCTGTTTCCAGGTGTTTACCTCAGATACACCCTTTAGGTTTTTCCCATATATTGCCCATACCAATGCAGATAAGATAGTTGACTTACCTTTCCCATTTGGTGCCTTGATTAGCATGGTACAAGTGGGGTTTAATTGTAAGTGTAGGGATTCTATTGAACAAAAACCCTCTACATCCATATTTAGGAATGTTAACATGATTCAGCCTTTTTAAGTGTTTCGATTAATAGATTAGTTTTTACCTCATCTTTAATGCCTTTCTCTTTTAGGTATCTCTTTGCTAGAGTTTTCTTAGAAAGTTGCTTAGTAATCTTATGTTTGTTATTAACTGGAGTACTAGCTTTTTGAGGAATTATGGTATAATAATTGCCATCATCCTTGATATCTTCTTCGGATTCTACATCCTTGAATTTTGGGAAACCTTTCAGAGGTACAAACTCCATGGATAGGTCTTCATATATTTTCCAATACCCAAGTTTGCAATTCTTATCTGTTCTTCTCTGTTGGTTAGGAGCCCCAATCATATAAACCTTTTTCCCAAGCCTTTGAGGTTTATGTATATGTCCACATAATACCAAGTCAAACCTATTCAGGGTATTCAGATTTAGGTTCTCTACAGAATCTATTTCCCTACCATCGGTATCCTTTGCTCCCGGATAATCGGTATGAAGAAGAAGTATATGCTTTTTACTCTTATCTAACTTGAGTTCTGAAAGATACTTGCTTATCCCGATATTATTATCAATATACGGAACCCCATGCACTTCTATTTCTTTATGATATCCAGATAGTATACGAGTAGTGTAATCTATTATCTCTATACCATATCTCTCTACTGTATACAACCAACTGTAGGGGGGATTACCCACTCTACTTACTTTCTTGATATCATGGTTACCTGATATGGCATATATCCAAAGACCTCCCAATTTATTGAGCTCATTATAAACTATCTCTGAAAGGTCTTGGTCCATAGTCTCTGCCTTATGAAATAGGTCTCCACAGAATAGAGCAGGACAGTTGTACTCTTTACATACTTTCTGTATAATCGACAAAACCCTGAACGAATTCAGGGTCCTGTGGTTATTGTCATTGAACTTAGCCCAGAGATTTATGTGTAAATCTGAGAAGGCTACTGCAATTACATCTTTCATAATAAGTGTCCTTTTATCTGACTGAGTCTGGTATACAAATCCAATTGAGGTATTACCAAAGTTGGTATTTCCCAATCTGCAAGAAGTTCTCCCATCATTCCCGATATATGTACTTGATAATACCGATTAGTGATTCTCTTATGATTATCTTCCATATTCCAATCCTTATAAGTAGACATACTTAATGGAAGGTATATTGCTAAGTCACATTGACTTCTCATAAGAGTTCCACATTTACAGAAGAAATCTTCTAATTCGCATTCTGGAAGATGTCTATCTTGTTTATACCAGAAATAAGCAGCTAAATCTGCATAACTACGGTCTGTAACAAATGTTTCCTTATCCCTGAACAATCTGTTTCTCAAAGTTAACAGTTGATAATCTGATTGTTGTAAACTCTTCGAACCAAGAGATAATAACTCTGAGTGAGTTATATCTTTAGTAGCGGGGAGTAAATCACTCATACTACCAGAGATAAAAGGAATCCCACAAATTTCTTCTACTGCTTTTGCCAATGTAGTTTTCCCTATACCTGAGGGACCTACAAACATTATTCGTTTTGGTTTAATCCATTCCATCTTGTAATTCTTTAAATGGTTTTATAAATTCATTTGTCAAGAATGATGCTAAAGAGTATTCGATACAAATAGCTTTGAACTTTTCGTATTTGAACTTCCTTTTTGTTTTGATAGGTAACTTGTCAAGAGGATTATGTCCCACAAAATAGAATAGGTCAATCAACTGCCTATTTCTTTCCCATATTTCTAAATATTTTTCTCGATTACCCTCATCATCTAAGAACTTATGTATAGTTCCCTCATCAAGTATCTTCCTTGCTTTTACTGGCCCAATACCTGGGAACCCTGGAATATCATCGGATGTATCCCCAACCATTGCAAGGTATGATACAGTTTCATGTGAATGATAACCAAATAGTTTTTTGCAATTCTCCATCCGAATCATCTCGTCCTTCCTTGGGTTGTATATCCGAAGATTATTACTTAGCAACTGGTTAAAATCCTTGTCCGATGATATAAGTATCATCTTATCGGATTGGAATTTTTTAATTGCAAGGTATGCTAAGAAATCATCTCCTTCATATACTGTAGATTTTCTTTTATCGAATATATAATTAATTCTTAGCATACCCAATAACTTCATGATAATTACCTTTTGACTTTGCAATGATTCGTAGTCTACAGATATATTCTTTCTGTGTCCCTTATAATTGGGTAACAGCTCCATTCTCAAAGGTGAATGCCCATTATCGAATGATATATAAACATCATCTGGTTCGAACCGTGTAAGATACATGTGAAGTGATTTGAAAAATCCGAAGATTGCTCCACTTGGTTTACCATCAGTACTCTTAAGTTTTTCGAACTTGTGAAAAGATTGATGGAGAATATTCTCCCCATCAATCAATAATATTGTTTTCTTACTCATCGTCTTCCTCCTCGTCTTCCGACTCATTAAATGATTTATATTCTACTCCATCTACTGGATAATAATTAGTAGTCAGAGCTTCTAACTTCTTTCTAGTGGTACCGATGGTATTAATATCAGCTTTACGAAGTAACTTACGACGAAGGTCATCATCTTCCTCAAGAAGCTTTTGGAATTTCTCTTCTCCTCTTGCAAGGGTTTTACCTTTAAACTTATAAACCCCACCTGAGGATTTTTCGATAATGTCGTTCTCTACTAAGACGTCTTCGAGTCCGAAGCATCTATCAAAGCCGACTTCATGGAATTTAGGATTGAAGTATACCGGGCATTTAGAGATCGTTGGTCTTGGAGGAGCCACTTTATTCTTAATAAGTCGAATAGTAACGAGTTTGCCTGCTTTTCGTTCTTTACCTTTTTGCTTAACAGTAATGCTTCTACCAGAATAGAACGCAGCCCGGATTGAAGCATAAAACTTGAGTGCTGCTCCTCCAGTAGTGGTTGTATTATCTTTTCCAAATCCGACATTGAGTGCTGTTCTTAATTGGTTAATGTATATTTGACAAATTCCGAGTTTGTAGAAGAGTTCACTCCTGATACGGAAGTATTTATAAAGAGCCTTTGCTCTACCTCCCATCTCTGCTTTACCCTCTGCCATTTTAGCATCTATGTTATCTGCACAGTCCATAGCAGCAATAGAATCGATTACTAAGAGTATCGGTTCATTATTAGTTAACTGAGAACGAAGGTATATTGCTAAGTCTGCTACTGCATCCGATACGTACTCTATACGGGTATCATTAATGCAAGTTACCTTAGTTGGGTCTACACCATTAATCTCTGCCCAGGAATTCATCCAAGATTGTTCGGCATCTACCCATATTACGTGTCCACCAAGTTGAATTGTAGAATATGCAAAGTTGTATGCAATAAGAGACTTACCTGAAGATTCTTCTCCAGCAATTTCAATGGATTTTCCCCAGGGTATGCCCCCTCCGAATAAATAGTTGAGAGCAAAGAATGTTGAAGGTAACCATAAACCTGTTTCCTTAGTTTCTGATGCTACCTTAATCATCCCACCATATTTTTTCAATATCTCATTTTTGGTTGGTACTTTTAAACCTACCTTTGTTTTCTTTGCCATAATGTATTCTGTTTAAACTAAAGAAGGTGATAACAGAACGAATCTAATTACCACCTTCGAATGAAACCATATTTACTAACCCTTAAATATCCGACTTATATTTTTTCTTCTTTTTCTTGGGTTCCTCATCTTCCATGTAATGGTCCTTGTGAATACCCTTTTTCTTTTTCTTCTTTTTAGGTTCATCATCATCAGATTCATGGTCCTCATTGAGATACTGTGAAAGTAAATCTTCCAACTCATCATAGGATTTGATTTGAGAACGAACTATACCCTCAAGGTCAATTGTACCTTGGTATTTCTTGTCCAACTTAGTTGGCTTGCAAGCACGAGCAGAATAAGTAGTATCTAATTTACCAGACCCTGAACGGATTACTTTAATATCATAGCCGGTTTTTGGGTCTGTCATATCACCAGCCTCATCTTCATCAAGGTAAAGGTCAATAATATCCTGATATACTGAACGGGGAACTAAAACTCCCTTATCCTTACCTTCATAATCAACTTTGCTACCCTTTTCATCGGAATAAACTATACCGCCTATTACATATCTTCTTCTTGGTACCAGATTCTTGGCAAGTTCCTTGTCGTCTTCATCCTTAGAGTTTTTCAATTCTTGATACTTCTCCATAAATGGGCAAGGTTCATCAAAAGTAGCCGGAGATATAACTCCACCCAAATTACCTCCAAGGTAGAATTGGATAATTTCTATTCCCAATTCTTGGTCATCGCCTGGAGATTTAATTCTCATACGCAATGTACCTTCTTTGGGATATACCAACCCATTACCGTTTCCCTTAGACTCTAGCTGTTTCTTTCTAGCTAGCATCTTTTCCTTTGTAGAAAGTCCTTCTGAAGATACTTTCTTTTTCTTTTTGTCCTTGTCTTTTATCATAATAATATTAATTTTGATTGTTCGGTTCTGAGTATACTATCTCATTCATAGACAGTACCGTAAGATTGTTCTTCTCCAAAAGCTGTTGCAATGCCGGAGATAATTCATCGGTGGGGAATTCAAGTTCCTTGCCTGCATACAAACCATAGGTAACGATATTACCAATCTTTACCAAGTCCCGGTAGGTTTTGTATTCCTCTGTAATTTCTCCACTCTTTACTACCACTCCCTTACGAGGTACTCCCTCTTTTACTTGCTCCGGGATAATGAGCCCAGATTTGGTTTGGTTTACTTCTTTTGGTGATAAAATAAGTACCCGGTTTTCTGTAGGGCATCCAGGTAATTCTTGATTAAATTTCTCAGCCACAAGAGGTGAGATAAATGTCATTGAATAATTCATATTCTAATATTGTTTTTAAAAGTTAGTAATTATTTATAGTTCAATGGGTTAACCCTTTCTTAGATTCGCATTAATAGTTCTTAATATATTCTCCCGACTCTCATAAGCTTTACATATAGCTATGAACTTATTTGCTTTTTCTACAGCTTTTAAGTATCTCTCATAAATAGAAGAATACTTCTTGTTAAGATTTGCCTTATGAGAAACATATTCGTTATTCCACCTTTCATTGGCATCCTTATAATATACCCAAGCATTGGAATAGGCTTCATCCTTTTCCCTTGCTAGTAAATCTCTTTCCTTTATATACTTATCTCTAAGAGAACAAAGAATATAATAACTAGAAGGAGATTCTCGTAGCTGAGAATTAATGATATTCTCATTGATAGACAATTCTTTTTGAATATCTATTTCTAGGGTTCTACCCTCAAATTTAACCTTTAGTTTCTTTAGCTCCGTCTTCATAAACTTCTAATAGGTTTTTAAAGTCTTCCTTACTAAATTCACCTTTACTTATAGCATTAGATACTTGAGCAAAAGCCATTTGATAAGCTAAACTCATACCAGGCAATCTAAGAAGAGATTTATAGGGACTAATCTTATCTACTAAAGCTCTTAATCGTAAGTCGCATAAGTTATCAGTTCCCCCTCTATCTAATAATACTAAGAAAGCTGCCCAATAAATATGAGTAGCATCTTCATAGGCAAGTTTCCCATCCTCATCAGTGGCCATTACTTTAAAAGCCATATCCTCTAATGTAGTAAGGTTAGTCTGTAATTGATGTAATTGGGTCTTTACTCTATTGAATAACATCTTTTCTTGTCCACTTACCTTTAAATTCGTAGCATCCAGGTATTTAAACAAATTCTCAATAGAATAACCCAAACATCCTGCAATCATATAGGTAAGGGCAGTTAATTTACTCGCATTTTGATATTCCTCATTTGTTGCCATGGTTTCATAAATTTATTTTATTTATGTGGACATAGTATCCTCTTTCTTCACTTCTGTTGGTGATTTTGGATTTTCTTCATGATGTAAATATCTATTACATCCAGGGCATTTTACAAGTTTACAATCTGCAAAGGTATGTGAATCTACTTCTGAATAATCATATTCAAATTCACAATCACAGTATGGGCATTTAGCTCTCCATACTGTGGGTCCGTTCAAAATCTTTTTCATTTTCTTAGTTTTATGTTATTATACTGTAATATTTTATACAATACACCAACTGAGATACCAAATTCTTCTAGTATATCCTTTCTTGGTATACCTTCTATGTACCTAGAAATTAATAATTCTACATTTACCTTACGTTCTCGTTCTTTGCCAACAAAATAGAACCTTTTATCTTCTATACATTGACCCATATTCATCTTAGCAGTTCCCCAATATAGATTACTTACTCTATTATTTTCAGGGTCATTATCTTTATGGCATACTTGAGGGTAATGGTTTGGGTTAGGTATATAAGTGGAAGCCACTAACCGATGTCTATAAAAGTTCCTCCGTTTACCATTATCCCCTATTATAGAGTTAGATAGGTACCCATTATTTTTCATAGCAGGTTTTACTAATCTCCAATTACCGGTAAATTTAGAATATAGCTTTCCAGTACGGGATATGTAGTAATTACTGAATCCAGGTATATTACCCTTTTCTCGATTTTTCATATTCTCGTTGATATTTATGGATTTCCTTTTTGTATAGTTCCATAAATACCTCAGGAGAAGCTGCACTAAAATTACCGATTTTACGAGTCTTAAACTTATGATACTCTTCCATATATTCTTCTACTGAAAAGTCCGGTTTTAACATTCTAGTATAATCGTATCCTGGCATAAATGGTAATTCTTCTGCCATAGACCTGCCTATTGTAAAATCCATTGATAGAGTTACATCATCTACTTGGAAACCAAAGTATTTCTTTGTACTTGGATTACGTAGAATATTCCAGATAGTATATACTGTCCAGGTGTTTATATCTTGTGGCTTAGAATACATATAAACAGCATCATGAACTGTACAAGCTTCTTTCATCATTGGCAATTTCCCTTGTCTCATTAACCAGTATACAAGAATTGCTCCAAAGTTTGTCATATTTGCTGCAGCACCCTGACAAGGGAAATTCAAACCTAATCGGATAGCATAAGCAACTTCTTGTTTATCGTTAGAATATATCTGAGGTAATCTTCTCTTAGTTCCGAATAATTGGGTATAATACCCATTCTTACGTAAGAACTTCTCTTGCTTCTCTTTGAACTTAAGTATCTTTGGGTGTTTCTTAAAGAATTCATCCATTTCCTTACGAGCTTCTTCTTTCGAAACTATAATACCAGCTTTTGGGTCAGATAATTTAACTGCTAGAAGAGCATCACCAATACCATAGATAAGTCCAAAAGCAATTTGTTTAGCTTGCTTTCTCCTTACCTTCCATAACTTATGGTCTGGGTGTGATTCATCCTCATATATTTTAGAAGCTTCCTCAATGGGTACTCCATACTTTGCTGCTGCTATACCAAGGTGAGGATCTACTCCCTTGGCAAATGCTTCAAGATAAGTTTCATCACCAGATAAGTGAGCCATCATTCTTAACTCTGCTTGAGAGTAGTCGAATGCCATATATAAATATCCGGGAGGAGCAACTAATTGTTTTTTGATATTGGGGTCTACAGATGTCTTTGGTATCTGCTGCATGTTTGGGTCTGCAGAACTAAACCTATTAGAGTCAGTACCGTGTATATTATATCTACCATGTAATCGAGAGTCATCTTGTACTTTCTCCCACCATCCGTAAATATAAGTCTTATACATTTTCTCTAACCCTCTAAGTTCCAATAACTTGTCAAGGAATATTGCTTTTGGTGATTCTGGGTTTTCTACCTTAAGCCTGAGATTAGTTAAAGTTTCCTCATCCGTACTGGGTTTACCAGATTCATTATCCTTGATTACCTCAAAATTAAACCCATGCTTTGAATACATGAGTGCAGGCAAATCAACTGGACTACCAAGGTTAATTGGTCTTATCAAATCCTGTTCCTTTTTAGTTGTAAATATACCTGCCTTGATATTAGATATCTTCTGTTCCCTTGATGCAATCTTTCGTTTGTCTTTTGGGTCATTATAATCTAACTCTTCAAGTTCTGCTTGGATAGCTTCTATGTACTTATCAATCTTAGCCTGGTTAAATCTCTTTTCGAATTTCTTAACTCTTGGCAAGTCATATATTGCTTGTCTAGCAGCATCAATCTTTGGTTTATATTCTTCCAGAAGCTTTTTATTGAACTCAGTATCTACATATAATCCTTCTTTCTCTACGGAAGTAAGTACTCGAGAATTACACATAAATAAATTACGAAATACTGAATACATTCCCAAGTCAATTAACTTCTTCTCAAAGAAGAGCATTAATCTCAAAGTATAATCAGTATCTTGACATCCATAATGGCAAAGTGGGTCTAATTCTTTTTTATCCCAGGGTATCTTATCGAAAGCATCCTGCTTTTCATAATTACCATATTCTGGCAAATACCTTCTTACCATTGATTTTAGGTCATGTGGTTTTTCTTCATTGAGTACGTATTTTGCAAGCATACCATCTAAGCAAGTACCCCTATAGAATATCTTATACTTCTGATTTATCTGGTCATCAAATTTCCAGTTCCAGGCAACCTTAACTACATCGTAATTTTCGATTACCTCTTCCCCAAACTTCCTTAACATCTTTTTCCAATTCCATCCTGGAGCAGTATACTCTTTAGTCTGAAAATGGTCTAATGGTATAGAAGCACCAAATCCTGGCATCCAAGATACTGATAAGATGGTTGGTTTAAAAGATTTGTTGTATATGGGTTCTGCATTTGTTTCATAGTCACAGCAAGCATAACCAGTTGCTATACAACAAGCAATAAGTCGTTTGAGTTCTTTCTTGTTTCTTATTATCTTATATCTTGTCTCCATAATTATAAATAGAAAAAGGGACATACCTACCAGTAGCAGATACATCCCTCTTAATTAGTATTTATCTTGTAAATCTTCCAGATTAGAGCTCAAAGCTAACCAATCCTTCTTATAAGCATGGAGAGAATCGATGGTATGATACAAATACCCAGGTTTAATTCCAACCTCTTGAGCAACATATTCCATAAGTCTCCATGCAAGGTATACGTCATTACCAAAGTGAGTAACAAAATCTGAACTCCTTTGGTGATAACAAATATGTAATACCTTTTCTCCCTTACCATTCTCTCGGATAAGGAAATCATAATACATAGAACATGGGATACGTTTGCTACCATCGAGATATCTTAAGTCTGAACCAAAGAATATTGGGAGTACGGCTTTCCGAGTATCACTATCCTTTTTAAGCAATTCGATAACCGTTTGTAGATGATATTCAGAATTGAACGGTAGTTTACCACCAACTGGGAATTCTTTCCAAATTCTCTCTGGGTAGGTATAATCAAACTTACCATCTACCAAGAACTGTTCCCATAAATCCTTTCTCAATTTCCAAGCTTCTCCTGGGTTATAATCGTACCAACCAATTCTTTCCTTAAGTTCGGCATCTGCCCATTCTTTTGACTTTGAGAATATAAACAACCATACTGGGTCTCCCAAGGATGTCAAGCAATATTGTTGGCAAATTACTTCCTTGGTTATAAAGTCATCATTACCCTCAATGACTTTATTCTGATAGGTCTTTGGTTTTACAGTTTGACCATAACTGTTGAGCTCTCTGCCCAATTCGGACATTAGCTCGAATGAATTACTGAATATTCTCATTGTTCTTCTGTTTTAAGAGTTTCTTCTTATATGCTTTTCTCTGAGAGTAAGAGATTACATTCTCTGGGTACTCAATATCTTCATACTCGAGAAGTAATTCTTTTGCTTTCATTGATTTATATGTTTCCTCATATAAGTCTGGTCTGAGTACTTTGAAACTTCTAAAAAATACCTTGAAAGATGAGAAGTCTTTCTCTTGGCCATTCTTAAATTTCTTCCATATCTCTTTTACCCTTTTATTCCAAGCATTCTCTTCTGCCCCTTTGAGTACTTTCTTCAAGGGTTTATGAGTATGATACATCAAGAGGGTCTCTACATTCCCGTACATCTGTGTCGCAAATAGGTTGATTTGTACTGACTGGTCTGACCCATACACATATTCTGCCATCCGTTGAATCAATAGGAAGTCGAATATCAACCGCTTGGTAATTTCCGAAGCCCTGATTACCATTGTAATAACTGGTATGTCTTCCCCAAACCTTTTCGAAAATGTTGCAGCTATCAAACATTGTTTTCCATTATCATGATGATTATTAAACATATAGGTTATATTGTAATTCTGATTGTACTTATTTCTCAGTACTCTCAGTTTACTACGCAACAAGTCAAGCTTATTAAAATCTATGTAGTTATTCAATAAGCTAGTCCACTTAGTTTCTTTGTAATTGAAACACCTACCATAATCAAATTCGGGGTCTACCCAAGCCTTTCGTATTTTAATAAATACGTTATATACTACGGCTACCCCAGAATTTGCTATTGCCCCTTTCTCAAAGAGAGCTGGGTCTAATCGAAGGAATCCTTCATTTAGTTTTTCCCATGCTTCTTGAGATGTGGCGAATTCTAACGAATGGAGGGACTCCTCCGCATTAAGCTGAAGCCCCTCTAATTTCTTATTCCATCCACTCATATCAATAATTGGTATTCTGTCTCCAGAGATTTAACCTTTGTTTCTTATAGAATAACCTAAATAGGTTTTCATCTGTAAACCCATTCAATGCAAGGAATCCCATATACAAGTAGAATGATTTTACCAAAGCCTCCTGATAATCTAATTCCTTAGTCATCACTTGAGTTTGTTTCCAAGGCCTTGACTTTAATAGGTTTCTGGCCTTGTTCAATTCGTATATAACATCGAACAAGTGTAATTTCTCATCCTCATGTAGTACTTCGTTCAGATTATGGAATCCTGGTGTATATTGTATCACTGATTCATAATTCGGAGTATGAGATGGGTGAATTACACAGTACCCAATCCTTTGCCCAGGATATTCGCTCTCTCCTGAAATTAATATTTCCTTAACTCCAATGGCCATTACATCAAACAAGCTCTTTGCATTCTTATAGCTAAGAATATCTTCAGGAAGAATATTTGAATAAGCTAGAAGAGTAATATAGAAACCAATTGCATCAGCCTGTTCCTCATTTGCATTAGCTAAATGATTTAGTACTTCTTGATACTCCTCTTCGGTGAGATTATCAATATTCCAACCATATTTCTTAGTGAGTGTTACAGCAGCATCGGTTGATTCAAAACCTTCGGTGAGTTCTTCAATAACTCTACCAATAAAGTCCTTCAAAATAACTTGGCTTTTTGAGTTATTGATATCCAAAGGATATACAGGTAATTTTTCTATATTCCTATAACCTTCGAATTGCTCAATGCCAAGCTTATAAATTTCCTGGAGTATGTTTCCTTGTGATACCTCAGGTACTGCTCCTTTTATATTCCTGATATCCAAAATCTTTAATTTTTATAATAAATACCTTTAAGGTAATTACCAATCGTAGCATTACTAACTCTCAACCTTTTAGCTATATACCGATTAGTATTACCTCTTAACTTAAGTCTATCTATACGCCTAACTTTGCGTAAACTAAGAGAAGCATTTGGTGATTCTATACCAAATCTATGTACACCATACATAGGATTATCTTTACCACTTACTTTTAACCTACCCTTAGATATGGCATCCCTTACATTATCTTTCTGAGTACCCCACTTAAGATTACTTACCTTGTTATTCAAAGGGTTGTCATCCAAGTGCATTACTACTGGTAAATTATTAGGGTTAGGTATATAAGCTTCTGCTACTAATCTATGTATTTTCACATTCTTAGATAAATTACCATTACGTAATTTAGTACGTTCGTATCTCTTATGGTAAAAGGTTTTCACTGGGTGACCCTTATTATAAAGTTTACCCTCTTTAGATATATGATAACCTGGGAATCCCGGTATATTATCTTCCATAGTTATCTATCTCCTGTTGAACCAAAACCATTTGCTCCTCTACTTCCCCACATTTGAGATTCAGAATAATACTCCTCTTGTTGAATCTCCTCAGGCTCGGTAAGATATACAGGAACATGTATAAACTGTACAACCTTTTTCCCAGCTTCCAACCTAACAAGATAATTAGAGGTATTTACTATCCCAATATGTACTTCACCTACATAGGGAGAATCTACAATCTCGGCAGTAAAAATAAGACCTTGATTTGTAGAAATACCCGATTTGTTTGCAGCCATAAGCATAGATTCCCTTGGTTCAATTAATACCTTGATACCTGATGGGATTAGTACTCGGCAATGGGGTGGTATTTCTATTACCTGAATATGATTTGTGTTTAAATCACAAGCATACCGAATTTGCTGTTCGGTATTTACCGAAGTACCCATCAATTCTATGGGTGTAAGGTTAGTTGGGATATAAAAATCTAAACCGGCATCTCCGGCATTGCCTCTTGAAGGTGAGGGGACCTCTCTTACTTTTGTAAATCTCAATTTGTTCATACGTTAATTCCTATTTTAGTTAGTAATTGTCCAAAGGTTAATCCTCTTTGAGGAATGATACCAAGTGAATGACAGATTCGGTTCACATCCTTTTCACCCTCCATACAAATTTCAGAGAGTACATCATTCTGTTTTACGAAATAGTTTGGGTTGTTAAGGTATATCTTAAGCATTGCCCATATCATATCAAGCTTTTTCATTGCACTCTCTATAAAGTTCTCTAATACGTTTCTTAGGTACTTCGAATTTCTCAACCGTTTTTGAAATAATCTCTTTTCTGTCTTTCCCTTTTCGAATCAAGCCTCGGATGTATTTCTTGATACCAACCGTGTCTTCTAATACATCCAAATCTTTGTATTGATTTCTCTGTTCTAACTCTTTCCTTGTAACGTTCAGATTCTGGGACATCTTGAACGCACATAGCTCTGAATCCCCACATAGTTTACATTCTTTAGTTGATAAATCATACCCAATACCAAAGCATGGGTCTCCATTAGTACCAAGCTGAGATACATCCAAAGGAGTAAGTATATCCTGCTTAGATAGGTCTGGTAGTTGTTTCTTTTTCTTAGCCATTAGTCATCTATTTTTTTTCGTTGATGTATACACTATCGAACTGTTTACCATCTATCTGTAGATAAGAAAAGCCGATATTATTAATAAATAGTTCCCTGAGTTCCTCTAATTGTTGGTATGTACCATCCTCTGAATCTTGACATACTTTGATTATCAGACCTGAGCAGAAGTATAACTGAAAGTAATAAACCGTAGTTTCTACGTTAAACCGAGTGCTCTTAATATCAGTAATCCATACCAAGTCCCTACAATTGAATACATTAGTGGGATTAGTATTTACTGGCTTAGTAAACCATTTTATTATTCTTTGTAATATCATAATGAATCTGTTAATGGGTGTTCTGTATGCCCATCCTTTTTGCAATGAGGGCAAATATAATAATCAATGAAGATACCTCGTGAATAATTTCTATTCCACTTCTTTCTATGTGCTCTCTTTTTACAGAAGTCACATTTCCAATAAGTATCAAGGTATATCGAATATCCTATTAGGAGTATTCCTATAATTATAAAGTATTTCATATCTTAATGCCTTATGTCCTTTATTCGTAATATACTTTTCTCCGTAGGAGAAAAAGTATATACTCATAGTACTTCTAGTTAACTGTTAGTAAGGCTATGGTTAGGATGTTTCTTCCATAGCGTATCTAACAATATTACTTTTAGTTCTTGTCTCTGATAATACTGCTTCCTATGTTTACCATGCCTATCTAAGTAATTGCCTGGATAGTGAAGGTCATCGAGATACACTCGAGATTTCGATTCATCGGTTCTTACCAAACGACCAAGGAACTGAATTGATTTTTCCTGGCTATCCATGGATGCAGCATTAAGTAGATACCTAAGCTTAGGAAAGTTTTTACCTCGAGCAATGATTGTAGTTGATACCAAGATATCTATCTTGCCTTCCCTAAAATCTTTCATAATTTGTTGTCTCCTTTTAGTGGGAGTATCAACATGCACATAGGCAATATTATAGGCATCGCCCAGTTTCTTTTTAAAGAATTTATATAGATTTTCACAGTGTGCAATATGCTTGCAAACTACAAGTGCAGGATATCTGCCATAGGATAAATTCCACTTTAACCGAGATAAAGCCATCTTCCTTGCTTTCTTATTTTCGGTAATGGTATCATCGTATATTTCCTTATAGGATATACAATCTGATTCCCAATTACCATACCAGGGTTTACCAGGTACCATCTTTACGATTGTTTTAGTAGAATAACCTTTTCGAATTGAATCCTTAAGTTTAAACTCAGCAAGTACATTACCAAAGAAACAACGTAGGTTCATATTCTTAACTCTATCCTTAGCAAGCTTACTCATATAAATCGTACCAGATAAACCGATACGAACTCGAGTATTAAAGAGACGAGTAATTACATTCTGATATTGCTTACTACCTCCTTGGTCAGCCTCATCAATAAGTACCATATCAATCTGAGATAATTCCTTTTGATAAAATCTCATGTTACGAGAAATAGATTGAACCATACCTATGGTGAAGTTACTCCAATTTAAAACTTTGCCTTGAACGAATGTGATATTCTCTCCCGGGAGATATTGCTTGAATTCTTCTCTAGCTTGATTCAACCAGTCAGAGTCATTAGTTATTAGCAAAGTCTTTAACTGCTTCTTATAGGATAGATATAAAGACGACATGATAAGAGTTTTACCTGCATTAACCGTATAATCTAAAACACCAATCTGAAAAGGTTTACCTCCTATGGTATTACTGATTATTGCCTTGACAGCTTTCTCTTGTTCAGGTCTTAAAATATACTTACCTATCTTCGTAACAACTTTACTGACTTTAGGTAAGGGTTGTCTCATATCTACAACTTTAGGTTTAATCCCATACTCAATACATTTCTCATATATCAAAGGAAGTAAACCTATTTTAAATTGACCAGTCTTGGTAATATAATGTATCTTACCATCCCAGTTCTGCATCCCTCTTTGCCTTGTACGTAAGTAGAAGGCATTGGGATGTCTTATTGCAAACTCTTGGTAGAGTTTCTGTGCGAACTTAAGAGGTAAGTCCAGTTCGCACATATTCCCATTCTGAATTATAATCTTACTCATTACTTAATGATTACCGTTACGCCTTTAGATTTTTCTTTACCAGAAACTTCCTTTAGTAATTTTACATGATGTTCTTCATCGGCAATCAGCTTCTCAAGGAAGTAATTCACATCATCATAATCTTTACGGTCTTCATACTGTTGGATAGCTTTCTGAATCTTTCGATAGTGAGCTATAGTTTCCATCTCTGAACTTAAAGCAATCTTCATTGCCTCTCCCCAAGTAGAACCAATCCCAATATTGGGGTTGATACTCATGGTAGAGTAATCTTCATAGGGATCTGCCTTCTGTAGAAAATCTGATATCTTATCGAGATGTCTCATTTCTACCAAACCAATACCCAACATCAGTTCTGAGATTTCATCAAACCGAGAAGATTGCTGAGTGTACATAATAATTGCACTGAGCTCAGAGAATGTAGCATTCTTCCAGATTACATAGAACAGGTTAACTATCTCATCAGGCCAAGGTTCGATATCCTTAAAATCTGGATATTCTACTGACTGATCTGAATACTTGAGGACATCAATAAAAGCATTAGCTGCATCCTCTACTCGATTACCTAAAAATTGTAAGCCTTTCATATTACTTTCTAATTTTATCCCAAAGAGAACCCTCTACTTCAGGTTCTGCTTCAAGTGATTGTTTATTTTTATTCTTATATAAATACTTGTTGTATCTTTCTATTGCTTTCTCATTATACATCTGACTGGGTTCAGGTAACCCATTGCACCATGCAAGGGATTCAAATTGAGCATCGATGAACCAAATAGAGTTCCAATCTCTTTCTCCCATAAGTTTACCTAACCTCATGAAGTGTACATACTTCTCTGGTTGGTTTTCATAGGATTCATAAATACCAGTAGCATTAGCTATCTTCTTAATAAAGTAATCATGAATATCCTTAGTATAACCTGGGTCATTGTCTTCGGCTAATTCCATTTCAGCACTTACTTGATTGGTAATGTTGTCCTGCATGGATATTAACCTCTGCATTAGGTTCCGATAATCGGTCATTCTCTTTAACCCAATCTCTATGTATTTGATAAATCCTTCTCGGGTATCAAATTTAAAATCTTCACAGAAGGTATTACATATCTCTGCAAGCTTTTTACAATTTGCCCATTCTCGAGAATTACTTTCGTTTATTTTACGAACTCCCCTATGCTTTAACTTTATACGAGTTGCATATAAAATATCAGCAACAAGGGCAGCATCTCCTTTAGATGCTAGTAATATGTTCTTAACTCGCTTAGTATTCTTATTGTTAGAAACTAAAACTGCTCTATGATTTATTGCCTCTTTACGTGCAATAACAAAAAAAGCCTCAACTGGGAAGTTATTTACCTCTAAGGTATTTAGTATTTCCTCGAATTGAGACTTTGTAATGTGAATGCTTGGTTCCCTCATTTCTTCTTATATTCTATTAAAGTTAACAAGCTGATTATACAGAATAGTGACCAGATACCTATACCAATATAACCTAAGGTTCCATAACCATCTAACCACCATATAACTACAAATATTACGATAATTGCCAATACTACTAATACAATTCTACTGGCATTATGAAGCCAAAGTTTTATAAATCCTTTCATATTCTTATATATTTATATAATATAATAGGAACTCCCTAATCCAATGAGTTTCTGAGTTTCACAAGTTCTTGATAACTTTGGTACCTGGTATTATAAATCAACTTTAGAGTTTCTTTCTTACCCAAGTCGTTTACATCTTTACCGTCTGGTAAAAACACCACCTTGACTTTTTTGTAGTTAATAAGCTTGAGACCCAAGTTGATGGCATATTGCTTGGCATCTGGGTCCAACAGTATAATAAATCTTTCGCATTGGGATTTAAGTAACTCATTGACTTGGTAGGCACTAATAGCTTTACCCATTGTGGCAATGCCTCTATCCCCCATTGTGAGAGCATTAAGTGCTCCCTCGCATATGAATACCGACCTATACATCTCCAATGCGTCATGATTAAATATGATGAATTGCTTTCCAAGACCCGTGATATCTTTGTCAGGGTTGTTATATCGTGGTCCCTTACCAATGACGTTACGGGCATTGTAGTATTTAAGTTGTCCTTTATAATAGAACGGGATAATGAGATATCCATAGAATGGTTGAGTTGTGCCATAGCCAATGCCATATCTCGAAAAGCTGCCGATATCGAATCCACGCTTTTTAACATAGCCTCTGATGCTTTTCGCAAGTTGGCTTTTTCCCATTGAGATATTTCGAAACCCCTCAGGTAAATAGATTGGTTTTCCTTCGGCAAGTTCGATTTTCTCTTCCTTGAATGTAAGTTCATCAAATTGTCCATTGTTCAAAAAATTAAGTAGTTCATGGTATTCTGTAAATCCCTCGATATCCATTACCAGTTGAGAGGGTGATGGGTGAGCATTACACCTAAAGCAATTGGTTCGATACATCGAAAGGTTTACACCTAACTTATGTTCCCTACCGCAGTATGGGCAAGTTGGTATACGCATCCAGCCTCTACGATATTCAAAAGCACCCAATCTCTTAATAAAATAGGTTTTTAACTGAGACTTGAATTTATTCGTAATTTTCATCGGTACCTAGATATATTTAACCTACGTAAATAATTGTTTAAAGTAGTATGTCCTATAGAATACTTGTTACATATATCCCTAACTAACATACCCTCTTGATAATCTCTGATTATATCTTGGGATACATACTTAAATTTATAATTTCCGAATTTAGGTTTACTCTTTAAGTTTATAATACGAGTTATAGATGAATCAGAAATCCCAAATTTCTTTTTAAGGATTGACCGAGGTTTACCAAGATTATACTCATAAAGTAAACAATTAATACTAAATTCATCAAGTATATCTCGACCTCCGGGTTTAAACCTACCATCTCTGATACATTGTTGGGTATTTTCTTTATAAGTACCCCAATATAAGTTCTCTACCCTATTATTAGTTCTATTATTATCCTTATGACATACACAGGGTTTATTCTCTGGGTTAGGTATATAAGTCATGGCTACTAATCTATGTACTGAATAGGTCGAGCCTTCTATCTTGACTTTTAAATAACCTCTAATTAATCGAGGTTTTAGTAAGGTATTACCCTTAAATACCTTACCGTCTTTTGTTATCGTTATTTTCATATCTTTTCTTCCCACATCTCATACAGTAATATTTTACATAACGTTTCTCATAATACTGGGCTTTTCTTCTCCCACCTTTCTTAGAAAAGATTGCCCTACGAGGTCTCTGTTTAAACTCAGACCAATGAACAGCTACCCATTCATGATATCCAAGCTTACATTTAAATGTCTCCAGTAGTCCTTTCCCTTTTCTTAGAATCCGCATCTGGATTAGTGCTCTTCTTAAATTGTTCATCCAATTTTTTACCATATACCTCATCATATTGTTTACGTTGTTCTCTTGTAAATTCTGTACATCTTTGTCTTTCAACATCACATTTGAATAATGCTCTACCGGAAGGAAGACCATCTCTCTGTACTACTATCTCGGCTCGAAGAATATTATCCTTCTCTTCTTGCTCGGTAGAATTAAGACCCATGATAACTTGGGCATTACGTACAATAGCAATTGACCCAGAGATATCATTCTCATCATATCGAGTAAGTCTATGTTTTTTACCTTCACGAGTAATATGGTGAGCAGTCCATATAATATCCAAGTGTAATTCTTCTGCTAAGTTTTGCAGGTCTACATATACATTGGATATTCTTTCGAAATCTTCTCTGTCTCTAGATATTGATGCAAGTTTACCTGCGTAGTCAACCATTAGTACCCTTATATCTATACCCTGGTTACGCAATTGAATTATCTTTTCCCTGATATATGTGACATCGGTAATCATTGCAGGAACCCTTTCAACTACCAATTCAACTCCGAACCTTGCAAGCTTTCTTAAATGCTTTGCCTCGAGTTTATCATATTCACCTGAGTATAATTCTTTCTTGGTTTTATTAATACTTGATTGAATGAAACGGTCCATGATTTGGTCCTGACCATTTTCTGTATCTATGTATAATACTGACTTCTTCATTCTGAGATAACCTCTTGCAAGGTTTACCATGAAAAATGTCTTCTTTGCTTTAGGTTTATCCAATATCACATTTACAGAATGTTCTGGGTAACCTCCTGCATTGGTAAGGTCATTCAATTGCCTATATGGGCAAGGTATTACGGATGGTTCAGATTGTCTTTTAAACTGTCTTTCTGTAACATCTCGTATCATATATAAGGGTTCATCCTCTTTCTTAGGTTTACTTTTCTGAAGTACCTTCTCAATCTTCCTTGAATATTCTTCATATTGTTCGAAGTTATCTAAATCAAAAGAGTCATTCAGGTTCTTCATTTCAACATAGGTAGAGAACTGGTAAATCTTTTCCTTGATATAATCTGCATCCGATAAGGGAATGTGATATAAATTGCTTATTAACTTATTGATATTAGGGATGTCATCCTTAGTTACCAAATCAATGTATGCCTTTGATTCTAGCAATTCTTTTAATACTTCTTTTAATACATTCTCTGAAGGCATCTTACCTTGCTTCTTAAAGTATTTTGATATACCCTCAAATATAAGGGCATGCTCAATAAGAACCAGGTAATTAGCTTTAATCCTTTTTAGGACTAGACCTCCTTCCTTATCTCTTAAAACAAACCGGAGTATCTCTAACTGGAAGTCCGGAGTAAAACTAAATTTAACTGAGTCTTTAAACTTTTTCATATCTATATTGCAATATTTATAAACTAATAGATTTTGATAGTACCGAGATAGTTCTGAGCATGTTGACAACTATCTAGAAACATACTAATCCACTACCTTAAGCTCAAGTATATTTAATATTATTATTTTATATAAGAAAAAATACTTATATTTGCATAACGAATATTTAAAAGAACATGGGAAAAAGTAAAGGAAATAATGGCTCAGAGCTTCATAGATTAAAACCTATGCAGGAATATGATGAAGCTACATTCAACAGACTTTATAAAGTCTGTAAGCCAGTAATCAGAAATCTTACCCGACAGATTGATTATAAAAGGTTTAACCTTACACCTGATATCATTCAATCTTATTTCTGGGATAAGATGCTATTTGTTTTCAACAAATACTATGGTGAATGTACTGAAGAACATCTTAAAGCAAGAATCCTTGCATCACTTAGTACATTCAAAAATAAATTGCTTCGTTCGGCATACGGAGAACAAGCAGAGTATAATCAAAGTCTCTTTAAGCTTGATGATTTATTCGATAATGATAAAGAGTTAGAGGATGATAGTGAACAAGAGAAAGCTAAATCCGAAATGCTTGATATGATGTATAAATATATGAAGGATAAACTTTCTCCTGATGCCTATCTCTTATTTGAGGTATTACTAACTCCTCCTCCTTTTATTAAAGAGAGACTTGGGGATAGTACTCGAATTACCAACATAATGCTTATAGAGTTTTTTGAAATGCCTAAGACTAATGATTCCATGAGATATATCTCAGAACTTAGACAAGATATCCAATACTGGGAAGATAGAGCTAAGGAAGAACTTAAGTATTAACACAAAAGAAAAGGGGCGTTTCCCAACGTCCCTTTCCCAACAGATTTTCAAAATCAACTATGCAAACACGATTTGTAAAGTGTCCTAATACTAATAACTAATTCAATCTATATTATGAAGTGGAATGAAGTTACTTATGATGATATCTTTTGGATATATCGTAATGTAATAGTCGGTGGTAATTTTTCGATATTCAAAGTCTCTACCGAAGTCTCTTGTAAGAAACTTTCACCAAGCAAATTCCAGCTCACTACAATAGCACCATCTTGGATTCCCTTAGTTGGAGTTCCTCTACCAAAGTCACCATTCAAACCTGTCTCTCTATTAAAGAAGGACTGAGGACGAACGTTCTCCCAGTTGTTAGCATTATCCTGCTTACCTTTAGATACACCAAGAGCATGTCTATGTTTAGGCAAATCATCCCCCTTAATCTGGATAAGAAAATTACCTTGAGTAGGTGTATAGTAATCACCCACATTCTGTAACATAGTTTCATCACCAATCTGAATACCTCCTGCTTGGTAACCAATAACTATTCTACCAGAAGCCTTGGTGTATTCTGCCCATCCTTCTGGGATTACATCAGTTTCCCAGAGGATAATAGAACCGATTGGGAGATTAGCAGTACTCAGAGACTCGGCAAATTCTTTTCTGATTGCCTCAAGTTGAGCATCAATGTATTGTTTGATGTTCAATGAATTGCCTGCTTCATCTACTACTGGGAACCCAGTATTCATTTCTTCGGTTCTCTTTATAGATTCTTTGAATGAACTATAGGTTGCAGTAGTAAAAGGTATCTCTTGGAATTTACCTTGGTAGGGTACGATTGCAAAGTTCTCATTTCGTTTTGTCATTGCATCTGTACCCTTACCATAGATACCGATAAGAACAACCGAATTCTTATTATTAGAGTAATAAGGGCAAGCACTCTCTACCATCTCTAGAAGATTGCTATAGGTCATATTATAATCGGAATATACATCACTATTGAGTATACTCGGAGTACGATTTGCCTCGGCAATCGGGTAATAGATATCGTTAGCCTTCTTGAATAAATCATAGAAGCTTTCTGAGGATTCATTCCAATAGGCTACGAAGTCTACTGGGTTATCTACTGGTTCTGAGATAGTAGTATGTACTGCAAAGAGTAATACCTCTTCGGTTGAGCCTTGAGTACCTTGAATATTTTCGACAGTAAGAGTTTGCTCATCAGAGATAAATACATATCCATCTCTTGAGATACAACCAAAGTTTACATCGGGTAATTCTCCATCTTCTGAAGCCTTTGCCATGTACCTTGCCATGATACGGTCCTTGATTACATTAGCATACTTACTCCCAGATACTCCTTGAGGAGATACCGTTAACCTACTACCATTTATGGTGGCTGAGCCGAAACCACAGAATGGCCCTAAACCAGAGGGAGCAGCAATTGCCTCTGCTGCTTCCTTTGATTTAATGATACCTTCATACTTAAAGTACGTCTTCATTATTGTTATTTTTAAAGTTATTCTTTTGTTCTGCCATATTCTTAAATGCTTCACCCAAGTCCTTGAACTTGAAGGTTAACAATTTAAAGAGAATCTTCCATATACTGTACTTCTTTTTGATACCATGTATTTCGCAGATATGCCCATATATACTATCTACTTCGAAGCAATAGCATAACACCATTACAGTTATGGATACTACGATTGGGTCCATCCCATAAGGTTCACCTATAGCCTTACCAAGTACAGCTCCCAATAAAACATAGCAGATATAATCTACTACTTTATTTAGAGTTCTTCTTCCAGCCCTAGATTTTCGAATTTCTATACCTTGAACTCTACTCGCAGATATACCAAACCATAAGTCGGATAGAATTAGTATTATTGCTAATACTATCATCCATCTCAGGTCATGGAGGATTTGAGTACATTCTCCCAATATGCCCACAGTAAATGCCTTGAATAAAGACTGAGTTGTGGTCTCAGTGATTCTATCGATTGTGTTTATCATTGTTCTACTATTTGCCAAGATTGATTACTGTAGGTTGTAATGGTGAAAGTCTTTTCCGATAGGTCATCGAAATCCCATTCCAACTTTTGAGGACTAACACTTAAGAGATCTGCATCTACTACTGTGAACTTAGTTCTCTTAGAAGTATCTGCAACTGATTCAAAGATATATTCTCCTGCTTGAGCAGTGATGAATTCATAGCCTTGTCCACCAGCATCGTAGGTATTAACCTTACCTACTTCCCTAATTCTACTATCGAAATCTGGTTTATTCGAAGTACACTTGATTAGGGTAGATACTTGTTTAACAGTACCCTTTAGTTCGGCATACTCTGGAGTACAAGATATCTCAATGATAGTTGGATAATCTTCTAGGATTACTTGGCATCTTAGAGAAGAACCATCATCAGCTACAAAGGTATAGGTACCTGCCTTGGTAAGAGTAATCTCTTCACCCAGGTTATAGGTTTCCCCAGTCTCATCACAAGTAGCAGTACCATTTACATTTACCCCATTCTTCATCTCTTCCAGTGAGAACTTACAAGCAGACTTCTCATCTACCAAAGCATATACTGCATAGGTATCATCAATCTGGTCTTCAGGTAAAGTCCAATCGGGTTCTTGCCAATGTTCATCGGTAGTATCTGAAGGAACTATCTTTAACTTATTCTGATATACTGTTGGAGAATTGCTTACAGTCCAGATAGTCCTTGCAGAGGGGTATGCTACGGATTGGAAAGTATAAGTTCCTGACCTATTAGTAGTATATACATAACCACTCTTAGCATCAAATACTTCCCCAGTCTCTATCACTCTTACTCTATAATCATCTCCATTACCTGAGATACGTTGAATACTTACTGCGGTCTTGGCTGAGCCATTGAACAAAGTAGAGGATGGTGGGTTAATACTAACTCGATAGATTGCAGTCTTACCAGAAGTTACTTCGAAGATACCTACACCTTCTTCAGTTTCTCTTTTATCAAGAGTACACCTAAACTTATAGGTACCATAACTGCTGGCAGTAAACTTATCCCCATTCTTAAATAACTTAGTGTCACCTACCAACCTACAGTATAAGTCCCCGGTAAATGATTCTGGGTAATTGGATTCGATGGTTAGGGTAGTAGTTGCATCCCGTATACTTTGTTTATCCCCAACTCGAAACTCAGAGGGAGTACATCTTACCTTATAAGTAATCTCTTGTCTGGTTACTACAAAGGAAGTTTGCTTTACTGGGAACTCTACAATCTCAAAGTAATAAGTACCTGGTTCTTTAAATTCCCAAGTTGCTCCTGATACCTTTACTTGGTCAGTCCCTGACAGTCGAACATTACAAGTTTTGATTTGTCCCTTATAAGATACGTTAGCCCTTACTACCGTATATACACTTAGCTTTGATGGAGTTATCTCTGCAGTAACTGGGTCACAGGTAATTGAATATACCCTATTATAGGATTCTTGACCTACTGTGATTTGGGTTATCTTAGAGTTATCCCCAACACTTCTGAAATAATAAGTACCAGCCCTTGGTATATTAAATATGGAATCACTTGGATGTTTTGTGTATCCCCAGTTTATCTTATCACTTGATATCTGAAATCTTAAATCTGCATTAGGCCAATCAGCAGTTACCATTACCCTAACTGGTACTTCGTATACTTCAGAAGTTATCAGATTTGGTTGGTCTGGGTTTACCAATTCTGCTTTGATTGCATACCCATCGTTTACCGTAAATCCATATTGGATATTGAAGGATACGTGGTAAGGTATGAATCTTCGGAAGAAACTTTCTACTGCTTCCCTAAATCTCTTGAATGCCTCCGAATTCGAAGTATACCCATGACCTGTAAGACTAAAGGTTACCGGTATACATTGAGAACAATCAAATGTATTATCATAGGAATACTTGTCGTCGTACAAGAAGTATTGGTCGAAGTAAGGATGGCCTTTTATCCAACCATCGTAAGAATCTGCCTTAGCAGGGTCTGAGACTGTACAGGTTAACCCATATAGCCTCATCATTATTTCGAAGAACTCAGAAGTACCTCGTATCTTGAATAGAGATACCGAGTATCTTAGAATGTTTCTTACCTGAGTACTGGTTAAAGTAAAAGGTCCCTCTTTGGGTATTATCCAAAGCTTTGATAACTCCTGGAGTTTACTATCTGAGTAGAACCCATTAAAGTACTCTGCCCATTTCTGTGCATCTATCGTGTTCCCATAAGCAAAGGGCATTTCTCCAAGAAATTGCCAAAGGAAATTGAGATACATATCTGGGGTTTTATCTATATCGATAATATCCAATATATTCTCAATATCCTTTGTAATATAATCTTCAAAATGCTCTCCACAAATTTCTAGAAACCTCTCCAGAATGCCCTTACCATTTACCTTATAAGTATCTTGGTCCTTATATTCGAATGGTAAAAAATCGATTAGGTTTTTGAGGTTTATCATACTATCTCATTTACGGTTAGTGTTAACTGTGAAGCATTTTCGAATACTGGTAAATTAAAACCAGGGTCTTCATAATCATGGTTGGGTTCTGATACTGTAATTGAATAACGGTACCCAGATTGGTAACTGTTGTTCTGTATATCCAGGGAGAAGTCAAAACCATTTGCCTTGTCTACTACCTGAAGTGAACCACCAACAGAGCCCGTAGCTACATAACCATTCGATACTGAACGTACTGTGAAAGTCGTAGATGAATTGAAGGTTATGAAGTAGGTCATAGACCCAGTAGCCTTATTCAATTTGAATTGTCCCAATGCAAGTTCTTTGTTGCCATAGATAGTAGTAGGCCAAGGCTTGATATAGAACTTGGTAAGGTGTAGGTAATCTACAGTAGACAAATTATCAATCAGAGCATAGATATCAGATACCCTTACGCTTCCCCCAATCTCTGCTTGTTCTGGAGAGTAGGCATTATACAAAGCAGTAAGGATTTGAGTCTGTATCTCGGCAGTCTTATATGATTTCTTTCCAGTGACATCCATTTCCAAAATGATTTGAACTTTGCCTGCAGATTTAACCTTGAGCCAAGTAGTCATTGGAGCCCTTTGAGATAATAGATTATATACTCTACTGATTAACTCAGAAGAAGCTACTGCTCCACCATCTGGGCTAATATATACCGTAAGTTTTCTACCACATTCGTAATCTGCTTTTGCCTTATTAACCCCATCTACTAACATAGCTAAGCTTTCAAAGTCCTCCTTAGTAATTGCTACTCCCAGAGTCTTTACACTCAAAGGTATATGTTCCTTGAGCATTGTAAAGTTCTCATAGTTTGAACCTCCTCCAGCATCATAAGCATTACTTACAGTAGCATCAGTGATTGAAGAAGAAATGATTGAGGGTACGGATGTAATAGTATTACTCTTTACGTTACCCTGAGAACCATTGGTTAAATAGAATACTACATTGGTTATCTTTGCACCTGCTGCAGGTTTCTTACCGAAGGTTCCATCCCCAAATATTATGTAAGGGCTAAGAGCTTCATCTACTGAAACCATAAAGTGTTTATCCGTTGGCTTTGATTTTGCAAAGGTATCTACCAATACCCAAGTTTCTCCACCTATCTGTAAAGACATAGAGCCCTGTTCATAGTACTTACCATTAGGCAATGTACCAAGGTGAACTATTACCCTATCTCCAGTAGGTATTAGCATATTATTAAGAGCACTTGCAGTATATTTCTCATGTTGAATTATAGGTACTTTACATGTGGTTACATTTGAATACCAAGTTACATCTCTAGCAGATAACCAAGAGTTACCACTGGAATCCGTAAATAGAGTTCCTTGAGGTATGGTTAATTTAGCTCCAATGGAATTACCAGTAATACTTCTGGATAAGATTACATCTACTGTAGCAGCAATCGCTGCTCGAGCATGATAATCTACCAGAGCTCCATGTTTAACTACCGAATCATACCTTCTTGCAGTAGATAGGAAGGTTTCCCTTGCCATATTATCTACATAATAGTGAAGTACTTCGGCAATTGCCGCAAACAATGAGAGGATGATAATTAAGATATTCCCCTCCGAATAATCCGTTATGAGTTTCTGACCCTGAGGGTCTTTAAGCCCCATAAGGGATTCAACCAGCTTGGCCTTAATCTGTTGATAAGACCTCTGGTATGGGTTAAGCCATTTATTTGTGATTCCCATATTATTGTGTATTTAATGAATTATCTGACCTATCATAGGTGATATCGAGGTACTGACTAGAATTTGTTCCATTTATTACATAAGCTACTTCTATGTGTATTTTTGCATCAACTCTAGTAACTGTGATATTTTGGAATGTTATTCTCTGTTCCCATGCACCTATGGCTTGTTTTAAAAACTCTTTAATTATAAAACTTAGGGCTTGTGAGTTTGGTTCCTCAATACATTGCCATAGTTTACTACCAAAGTTTTCCTGTCGAAATCTCTGACCTATCATATAATACAATATAGAACTTATATTATCCCTGATAAGTTTAAAATCCCCGTTTACTGGGTACCAACCTCTTTCCCCATTTTCATTAGTTGTAAGTTGGATAGGATAAGTTACACCTATACCAACTAAGTCTGTAAAGTAATTCTTTTCCATTAGTGTATGCAGGTTTTATCCTCATAATCGTCTACAACGAATTGTGAGAAAGGTTTAGTTACTTGAGTTAAAGTTGGGCCAGAAGAACCTGGCCCAGTAGTTACACCTGAGTGTACATGAGAGTTAAACATACTACGAAGCTGTTCTAATTCTTGAATGGTTTGATTTAATTTCTCGGTTAATTGGAATATATTGATTACTCCACCATTCTCTCCCGTATTTAATATTACTGAATCACCAGAGGCCACATTAATATCCCCATCGGCATTTATAACTACCTCTTTTTCTGAATGAACATTTACTGGGCCATTAAAGTGTAAGTTGAGTTCTCCACTATCATCATCAATAACTATAAGATTACCTTCAGGTGTAATTATACCAATTTTATTTGGCCCATTTAAAGGTTGAGGTATTTGGTTCATCCCCCAACCATGATATTCCCAGAGAGGCTTAGTGGGATCTCCAAATTCAAAAGTAATAAATACCATGTCTCCAACTTTAGGGGCTAAGTATTTAAAGCCTGAGCTCAGTGAACCATGCTGTCCTTTCGGATATGCCCAAGCAAATACTCCGCCCATTACTTCTGGGACACATACCTTTATTCTGTTCATATTTTTCTCTACATCATTATTATCAACAACGATGCCTCTATAAACAGAGTAATACCGACCAAGGCCCTCTAAGCCTTCATCGGTTATTATTTTTGCTGTTTCGTAACTCATATCCTTATTCCTCTACGTATATTTGACTTGCTATTCGTTTATGCTTTTTAGCCATATCACGATATACCCGATTAGCTATAGCCATATAATTAAACTTAACCCCATAATCTTCAGGGACTTGGATTTCCTTGAGGGTTATCTTACCTGGTATTAGTTTACCCTTAGAAGTAACTGTATTACCAGTAGATAAAACTATACCTTCTGCCAAAGCTTTGGGATCTTTAGCATTTACTTCGGTATAGTAAGCCTTTTTTCTAATAAACTCAGCTTGACCTTTGATGTCAATTATTTCCCCTTTTTCATTAAGGAAATGTTCATTGTAGTATACTTTCTCATTATAAGTAAAGTTAAGGTTAAGATTTTGAGAAGAGCTTAAAGCCTTTTTATCTTTGCCTCTATCAGTCTTAGCATTGGCCTTAGCATCATTTGCTACAATATTCTGAGTAGATAGATCAGTTCGAGAAGTTACAGAACCAGACTTAGAATTATTTTTTACTAACTCCATATTGGTTATATAACCTTGACCAGCATCCATTGAATGAGTACATTGTTTTATATACCAAAGCCCAGACCATCGTTTACCCACATTCTCTAAATTAATTATTTGAGAAGTTGCTAACATGGGTCTACCAACTACCTGAAGTTGACATACTAATCTTTTTTCTGTTTGCTTTAAGCCACCATTAGCATTAGCATTGGCTGCCCAAGCATACTTATCAGCTCCTCCGTATCTACTGAATAAGTTGTGATAAAGCTTATAGATGGGTACTCTAAGATTTACTCTTTTCATATGCCTTACCTTAACCTTCTTACCGTATTGACCTTGGCCATAGTGTTTAGTAGTATCAATTTCCATATCGGATAATACTTCAGTATAAGGGTCTTTATTCAAAGCCTCAAACCCTCTTTCAGATGCTGGTAATACTCCCATTTGAAAATTGATACCAGAAGCTATACCTGCTCCAGCTTGTTTAGAGGCATAACCCTCTGGGTCATAATCTAGAGGATCTACATATTCGGTTACCATAAATTCCATACCATCTTCATCTTCAAAAAGATACATTTCATATTCTAATAACTTTTTAAGATTAGCTTCTAATTCTTTACCATTTCTGGAATTCTTTAGTACTTGTTGAAGAGCTCTCTTTTTATCATCTGGTAATTCACTGGCGGCTTGATTAATAGTGGTACGTATATCTTCAGTAGACATCTCATCGAATCTCCTTTGTTTACCAGCTTCATAAGCTCCAACCGGACCAACAGCTTCATACTCTGCTACCCTCTTTTTATACTCGGCTTCTTTTTCCCTATTGTATTGAACTTTCATATCCCAAGTATCTATTACTTCGGTGGGAGTAGTAGGGTGGCTTTGATAATCCTCAAACCCGTTACTGGTAAGATTAGATACTTCAGTATTATCTACTCTAGCTATATAGGGGCTTAAAGCTAAAGAGGGTTTATCTTCTGGTTCATTAATGTTGGTTGATAATACAGATAGGTCTTTACTATCAGGGTCTAAAGATGGTGCTAATACTGCTTTAACTCGTTTAGTTACCTTTTGAGTAGCAAAGGATACTCTGAGTACTTCACCCTGCTCACCCTGATAAGTATAAGTACATACAGGCTCCTCATTAAACTTTCTATTATGTATATAAATAACCCCATCCCTTGAATCCACATACCAGGGGCCATTGGTATAACCCTTCATCTTCTGTTCTAACTGAACCAAGATATTCTTTCCCACTAACCCAAAATCGCTATCTATTAAAGCCTTTAAATCTTCGGGCATTGCTACTTCAGCTACTCCACTGTATTTGTTAGCATAAAGTACTTTTCCAGTAGTAGTACGAGTATTTTCTGTTGGCACTTGTAGTGACTCGTATACTTTATTACTTATTATCTGTTGTTCCATTACTGAAATATTTCTATGATTACACCAGTGGCATTCCCACAGCCATTGTCTAAATAGGTAGATAATTTATAACCCTCCATATCCGAATGAACATAAGCCGGTTGAAATCTTAAATCCCCTGTAGAGTCAATGCACTTGATAGTTACATGAGTACCCGTAGAATCGAATACTGCTTCGAATTCTCTTACCTTTAGTATTTTTATAGGCCCCGATATAAATTGACCATCTGGGTAAATATAACCCCACTGAAGACAGATTTGTTGATTCTCTTGTATATCAGCAATATCTACAGTATCAGGATTACCCGTATCAAAGGTAAGTGTAGCCAAATTTTCTTTTTCTTCGTCATATCTATAATTCCAGGTACTTATATACGCTCCGAGGGGTATGCCCGTAAGAGGATTCATTATGGGCATACCTCCAAAATTGAAAAGGGCCAAATAGGGTTGACCCATTCCATTGTATAGTATTGGTTTCTGTTTAGCTGCCATATATCGGTATCCTTATTAAAGTTCCCATTTCTAATTCTCTAAAGGGGTTTAGTATCTTATTAGCTTCTGCTATAATATACCATTTCCCAGAATCCCCATAATATCTAAAAGCGATATTCTGTAAAGTTTCCCCATCTTTAACGGTATGCTGAATATCGTTTGCAGATGAGGGTATTACTGGGGGGTTGGCCTCTAAAGAATAATCCCCATCTTCGTATTTCAAAGCATAGGCATCATTATATGGGCTAGCTCCCTTTATATATTGGTTAACATCAATCATATTTAATACCTCCCGTCTTTTTAAGTGAATCAGAATTTATGAAATCTCCATAGGATAAGTTATATGCACTTACTCTCTTGAAAATCAATTCTTGGGTTGCTGTTGCAGGTAATAATCTACCATTTCCAAAAGTAGCCGGCTTTCCCGGTACCCTTATCCTATAACCATTCTGAAAATTCTTCAAGGTATAGGTTGCTGAAGTAAGTATGTAATTGTGATTATCAAATATACCAGAATCACCCCATTCTATTTTAACAATTGGAGGAGCAGCTTGGTAACCATTTGATTTAGACCATGCTTCTAATAGCCTACATTTATTTACTACCTCTTCGGGATTCTCTGGGTCATTACAGTACCAGGATACATTAAATTGGATAATGTCTTCAGCCCCAGTATAGTGATACATTGGTACATTACGTCCCATAGACTTAATGGTTGCCCATGTTGTTTCACCTCGAAAATCCAATTCTGGAGGTCTATTCTGTAAAACAATGTATTGAGTTGGGTTAACGGTCATATTATATATCCTTACCTCATTCTGATACATAATATCGGCTTTTACTTCAAAGTTTCGATGATTGGTAGTATTCTTGTTACCCTTTGCGGGATCCACTCCTTCCCCTTCTTCAATTCTAGGGAATTGCAATTCCATCCTCCATTTTTCCTGGAGTTGTTTATTCAATGTGGGATTCTTGGAAGATATCTGAGCCTCTCCTATAACCCCATTAGGGTTATAGAGCTTACCTTTTAGAGCATCATCTTTTGGAAGTGTAGATGTATTCCTATTGAGTAATATCCTGGCTCTCCATAGTTTATTTAAGGGACCCGTAAGAACTCCTGCGGTATCCCTTGTAAGGTTGTTGTATTTTTCAACAACCTTACCTGCTGCCTTATTTAATACTCTAGCCATAATGTTTTAGTTTATAATCCCATTACAAATGCGGCCCCAGTAAAATCTTGTTGAGAACCTGGGGCATAATCCCCAACTGCTTGGCCATCTACAGAAATATTAATCCGAGAATCTCTCATACCCTCCTTGATAGCTAATCTTACGGCATTAATAAATCTCTCTTCATTTTGAGCCCGAATAGTTGTTGAATCTTCTTTACCTTTATCTTGGGCATTAGTATTCCTATCTACTGAATCAATAAGTCTACTACCTACTTCTATTAGTAAAGGTAAACCTACGGTAATAGCTAATCCCCAGGGTCCACCAATTAACCCTAATAACCTACCACCTACCGAAGCTAAACTTCTAGTAGCAACAGTCTTACCAGCTTGATTAGCTACAGTACCTCCAACTACACCTCCAATGAGTGAAGTGGCGGGAGACATCTCAGGGTTTGGAGTCTTAACATATCTACCAGTTTGGGTATTATAAAATCTACCCGCTCTATTCATACTAACTCCCCCCATCATCATCTGCAATTGAACCATAGTCCTCATGAGATTTACCATACTTATCATATGGGCTTCCATGATAGCAAATTGGGTGTTCGTCTTAATAGCTGCTGCAGACATACCCTCAGTAGAAGCCGTGGCAATAGTTTGTAAATATCCAACCGACCTTATAATACCTCTTACAGTATTAAACCCTGCAACAATGGTACCAATTACTACTGCTGTAGCCCCTACTCTAAGAGCAAAGCTACCAGCCCAAGTTTCAGAGATAGAATTTATTACGTTGATGATGGAATTACCCATATTAAGTACTGGGGTAAATATTCTACCCAAAGCTGCTCCTGCAGTAACGGTTAAGTTTTCTAGACTTGATTCGAATTGGTCAATGACACCCGCATCAGTTTTAAGACGTTCTTCATTAAGTCTATTTACTGCCCCCATGTTTTGGTCATAGGTTGCAAGTATCTTACCCATCTTATCTCTACCAGAAGCAATATCTCTAAGTACTGGAAGCATGCCTCGATTACCACGAACACCAAAGATATTGAAGAAGGTTGGTGTTTCTATCCGTGAAGGTAAGTCTACTGCCGCCTTGGCAAATTTCTGATAGATAGTGTAAAGATCTATAAGGTTACCCTGAGCATCGAAAAACTCATCAGGACTTAAGCCCAAGTCTGCTAAAGCGTTATAGCCTTTCTTTTTTTGATTAACAAGAGAGAGTTGTAAGTAACGAATCATATTAGCCAGTGAAGTACCTGCCATAGAACCCTGTATACCCATATCTCCCAATACACCGATGGCAGCAGCCGTTTGCCGAAGATCTACTCCAGCAGTTGCCATATCTGCTCCTGCATAAGATATGGACTGGGCTAAGTCTGTCAAAGATATATTTGCATTAGTAACTGCAGTATATAAGTCATCGGTTACTCTAGCGGCTTCTCCCATTGGGATTTGGTACATTGACATGATATTAGTCATCAAGTCAGCTACACCACCTTTCTGTCCCACTGGCATAGTAAAGATTGAAGCCAGCTTAGATGCTGGCCCAATCATTTCTTTAATAGCATCGAATTTATTACCTGCCATAGCCAGGTATCTTTGTCCTGATGCAACATCCGAAGCAGTAAGAGGAGTTATCTCATTGACATCTTTTGCCAATTGTAACATTTCTCTTTGTTCTGCAATGGTAGCACCGGCAATTTTCGAAGCAGTCCAAACTTCATTCTGAACACCCGCAGAGTATTTATAGGCCCTTGCCATTCCCCCTACGAGCTGCATTCCGAAGTCCATTGTATTAGAAGCTGACATCTGTATACCTCTATTCCAGGTACTCATGTCATTCATCATAGTTCTGAATGACCCAGATATCTTGCCAGCCTCTTGAGAGAATCGGTCTTTTAATACCATGGCAACACCGACCTCTACTATACTCCTACTGGTATTCATAATTTATTTTCTTTTCTTTAATTGTTTATAATATTGTTCGGCCATTTCCTTAAATATTTTCCTGATTCTATACGGAAGACGTAAAAAGCCGAAATAGTCTAAGGCTATCTCGGCTCTGGTGATATAAACAAAATCACTCTCTAACATTACTCTTCCGTCAGGTAGAAAAAATTGGGTGCCCAAACTATAGGATAAGTTCTTTCTTCTCCAGTTAAGGGATTAGTAATATGGGACTCTCCCTTAAAGATAGGATCAATAGAGATTATATACTTTCTCATCTCAGCCATATCCTTTGCAGTAAAAGGAGTAAAGTTTTCTACCTTCTCCCAATTACCGTCTACTTCTAAGTAAAGATTCCGACAAAGTAAGGGGGCATTCTTAGTTTGTTTATCCAAGGGTAACTTCATGAACTCTTGTTCTCCCTTACCAGTCATACAATCAAATTTGATTTTCTTGCCCGATGAAAGAAGATATTCATGACCGGTTAATTGAATACCCTTTGGATAATAAGGGATAGCATCTGGTTTTTCATCAAATACCCTATTATCAGTGGGTACTTCTGAATAATCAAAAAGGAACTCATGAAGGTCTTGGCCATAAGTAACTTTACCACCGTTCTCTTTACCCCAGTCATATTCAAATTCTACTTCCTCTCCCAGTGAGAATATACGAGAATTGAAAATAATTGCATAGCGGTCATTGACTGGTAGATTGAGAGCATCATCAACGGTTAGCTTACCGTTAGGAGTGGCATTAGTTCTAATTACGATTGCTGCAATGAACTTAGTAAGGTTCATTAAAGTTTTCATGTCTGAAAGGTTACTGAGAATATCTTCATCAGCTCCATTCTGTTCTCTAATTTCATATTCGAAACCAGAGGGTCCGGTAAATCTAAATGTTCTAAATTCCATAACTTTGATATATTTAATGTTTACAAATGTTCATAGTACTCCGTATAACAACAAGAAAGGGGTGAGCTCCTATCACAGGAATCCCACCCCTCCACCGAATCTTAGTGAAAATAGACTAAGGAATTAGTATTTGTCTGCAGTACCCACCGAGAACTCTATGGACTCTATGGTATTCTCTGAAGCCATTCTGTCCAAGTCTAAGCCGGTAATCTTACATGGCCATACCTCTTCGAAGACGTGGGTATTAAGAACCGAAACTCCATCTTCGGCAAGTTCGTTTACAATAGCCGTTTCCCAATATTGGCTTGGTACTAAGCCACCACCAACTATATGGTCTTGGCAAGAATAGAGCCAGTCATGAAGCCAGGTATCTGAACCTGCAGTAGTCATAAGTTTCTCTACGATAAGATTACCTATAGTAACCCTACCAGCAGTTTTAACATCTCTATTGACATCCCCATGAGCCACCTGGTCAATCTCAATATCAGGCAAAGTACAACTTTGGAATAGATAAGTATTGATAGGGTGTTTGGGGAACATGATACTCCACAAGAATTTCTTCCGTGGATTTTTTACTTTTGCTCCCATCGTTATATGTTTATAGGTTATTACTTGTTTCTACGACTGATACAGCCTTAGAAGCCGCATCAATTACAATCTCCATAGTTACCTCTTGCATAGGAACTACATCCTTATACTTAAGGATAGCACGGTACTTACCTTGACGGGCATCTGCTTCGTTATTTACGGAAAGACCATCCCAAGAAGTTGCATCCTGGTCACCCATCCAAGTATATTCTGTCATGGCATCTTCGTCTACCAAAGAATCTAACGTAGGTTTAACTTCCAACCAAATTCTTTTCCAAGTACTCCAAACATTGGGCTCTTCCAGGTATTTGTTAAGTACTGGACGAAGGAACTTCTTCAAATACAAATTCAATCTTACGATTGAAAGGAATCTTTCTGAATCCTGTTTTACCTGAGAAGAGAAACAATGCCATAGCATGGTTTGTTTACCTGCATCGGGAGTATCTTTGATTACCATCTCATTGATATAATTCTGAGCAAGTGTGTTCAGTTCATTATATCGAGAAGGAGAACCATAATTTGGACATACGGGCCCAACTGCATCTCCAATAACTCCTCGGTTCATACCAGCAAAGGATTTCCAAGGACCATATTGAGTAGCAGAAGCATCTCCCAAACCTGCAATGGTACCTACTACATCAGAATCTTGAAGATTGCCGTTCTCATTGTAGTACTTAAGGCCACCTCCAAAGTAAGCAATGTACTTGGAATTACCCACGGTACCAAGACAAGCCTGTACCCAAGTAACCTGAGCTTTATAGTCTCTTGGTTGAGTACCCTGAGTGTAATGGGTTAAGTGTTTTGGGACTTCTATGTACAGTACCCATTCCATCAATTCTTTTGCCATATCTGCAGCAGCCTTATATACCTTGAGTACGTCAGCATCAGTAGTAAGATGTTGAGAGATATGAGAAATGAATAATTGGTAAAAGTCAGTGTAGTCCCTTACTAAATCCAATGAAGCGATCCATTCATCGGCAGTAGGGTTAGAACCAGCACTACCTACGGTACCGGTAAATAGTTTCTCGGTATCGGAAGGAGCTGCTCCCCCAACTGTTACAGTAACGGCATTTTTTGTACCATCTACACTATCGGTAAGCCATTTTATTAAGTTCTCAAAAGATGAACCAGCAACTACTACCGGTTTGATATACTCTGAGTTCTTAGCAAAGGCACTAAGAGCAAGGTAATCTACCGAAGTATTATTGTTATCATCGGCAGTTTTATAAGTTACTACCGGACCTTGTTCAAGTACCTGGCCATTGCCTGAATAGATTCTATAATACAAGGTATTGGATTGTTTATAGAAACCTACCTGGAAGGTATCAGTACTACCGATTGGGTCTCCATAACCTTTGGTTACCAATCCCAAACTATAAGTAGTTCCCCCAGAAGCAATGGTTATCAATGCTGCAGGTGTAGCTGGGTCTGGGGTAGCAGAAGCCGGTACTATGCCTTCCTCTTCGGATTTAGCAGCAGCCTTTGTTTTACTTGCTGCAGTTGCAGCCACTGTACCCTGGGTAGCTCCCTTACCAAGTACTCGAATAACACGAAGCTTAGAACCACCTGTCAAGGCTTTTTCGATATTTGATACAGAACCATCTGGTACAATCTCAGAGCCATAAATTCTTTGGAACTGGGAGAAAGTAGAGATGATCTCTGAGGGGTCATCGTATGGGCCCTTAGTAGTTCTAGCCAATACACAAGAAACTCCTAACATAGGAGTAGTTTGAAGAACATTATTGTTCTTAAACTTAAAATCTACATGAGGTGAAGTTGGCATAATTCTATTGTGATTAAAGTTAATTACTCGTTTAATTTATACCCTAGAGTATTGTACCTATTCCTTAGGTATCTTCAACTCTAGCATTTCATTTTCGTTTTGTTCGAACAATCCAATGAGAGCAGTAATATCTTTGATAGGTGTAAGTGTACCTTCTTCCAAAAGCTTTTCTGGGAGAATACCATCTTTACATACGTAAGTATATACCTTCTCAAGTATACCATGTTCTACATCTGGATGGTCATAATAATTACCAATTTCAATGAATAGGTTTCCGGTTGGGTCAAGCCTGCCCTTGCTCCATTCCTCTAAGTCATTAAAGTATGGCCTTACATATCCTCTAGCAGGTAAGCCAGTATATAAGATTGTATGCAATAATCTCATATCGGCTTGTGTTTGAGAAACGAGATGTATATCAACTGTGATATCTTTAGTCTCATAGGGAAACTCTGAAGCTTGGTAATTACCATCTTCTAACTTATCACCAATGATATATTTGTTCACTCCAATATCACCAGCATAATAACCTTGCAGTTCGATTGTTATTCTGGGAAGAGTCTTGGGTCCTTTTACCTGATTGTTTCCTATACCAAACAAGGGTATAAACTTAGGCATACCCTTGATAGCTTCTGCAAAACGTTTTTCGTTTTCTTGAGACAAAGGCAAGAAGTCTTCTGGATTTAAGGTAAGGCCCATTTCTAACATGGTGCTGAGGAGACATATATAGAATGTTCTCTCAACTATTTCTTCTGAATTTACCATAATTAAGCTTGGTCAGGAATAACTCTAAGTCCTTCATCAGCGTTTACCCAATCTACTGTACCATCTCCTACTTGTATTTGAGCATCTATTACTAAAGTGTATAAAATTCCAAAAAACCTACAGTCATAATGAATAGTACAAGTTAATTCATCAACACGGGTAGTTGCTGCTGCAGGATAATTCGTAAACCATAGTTTCCAAGGAATAGGGTCTCCACTTGGAATTGGGATAGTACCATTAACTGTTTCCCCAATCTTGGGTACTCTGAAGGGTCTAATAAACGTAGCTACCTCTTCTCCATTGATAGTGTACACTATGTAACCCCTAAAGGTAGCAGTCTTCACAGCAAGATTATTTGCTACAGAGTGACCTAATCCTGCTACTGGTCTAATTTCATAAGTAACTACTCTAACACTTGGAGATTGAGTTATATTAATAGCTTTCTCGAATTTTTCACTTTGAATTATCTTGACTACTCCAGTTCTTTCAATTGGATTATAGGTACCCGACTGATACTCCCCATTTCTTGATAGAGTTTTGATAATAGCCTTTCCTGGTTTATTACCTTCGCCTACCTCTTGGGTTACTTCTAACCAGTCTACGGTAGTTTCGATTTTCCAATCTACAGCTCTATATTCATCCTGAGGTACATGGTTGAGGAACTTTTGTTGATAGCTGTATACCTCTATCTCTAAAGTCTCACCCTTTTTAGTACCATCAAAGGTATGGGCAGTTACGTCTGGAGAAATACTCCAGTATGTATTCCAGGATTCTGCAGGAGTAGTGTTAGCTTTCTGAACCAAGGTTACTTCCCTTTCTACTCCCTGTACTACTACCTTGAGGATCTGTTCTTTGATATTATCTCGGTCTTCGTTTATTGCCTTCGGTTTTACACGAATAGTGGCAGTACCTGTTCCGGATAATGCGGATATTTCAAAATCTGCTGCCATTATTTTACCCTCCTTATTTCTTTTCTGATTTCATTTCGTATTTCCTTTTGTAAGGCTACCTTTCCACCTGCAGCCTTAAATGCAGGACCCCAGAGAGGACGAGGTGGTAAGTTACCATCTCTGCTACCATACTCGAGCATGATAGCAATCTGATTCAAAGTTTTTCTTGAAGTCTTACCTGTGTAGGTAATCTTCCTGATTCCAATTGGTAACCCTACGAAAGTCCTTTTCTTACCTTTTACTATGGTAACGGACTTTGCATATTGACCAGTAAGGTTTAACATGGTATGTTCCCCATACTTCTTAAGGGTACCTGGAGAATGTTTTGGCCAAGATACTCCAGAACCCTTTGGAGGTACACCAGTATTTAAACTACGTCTTACTATACGAAGAAGTTGATTGCCAAACTTCTCGGTACCTTTCGCATAGCCTTTTGTTAAGATACTTGGAGTCTGAGCAATCAACCTTTCTGCACGAGCTTGTTCTCGTTTATCTACGTATATTTCTAGTGGACCAATTGGAGTCGATATATTAATATTAACCGACTTACTTGGCATGTTACTTGTCTTTAAATAATCCCAGCTCTTCGGCGATTTTTTCTAGGAGTGCTTCTGACCTATTTAATCGGACATCCACATTACCCATGTAGGCTTTAAATTCTTCGAACTCAGGAGCTGGTTTACTGGGTTCTTTGTAATTGATAGAGCCTAAAATTTTATCGCATTCTGATACAATTGCCTCATACCTTTCCCGGTTATTAAGAATGTTCACTGCATTCTGTCTCTGATTAGAAACTTCACTGATAATGTTGTCCAGATTAGTGGTATAATAAATACCATTGTAAATACCTTCCTCTGCCTGAGATGGCAAATAGATTGTGATTTGAGATACTGAATCCTGTATCACAAGTTCAAGGCTATTTACAAATCCATCCTTAACCATGGATGCCATGGGTTTACTTTCACCTACCTTCAGAATCCTTGCTTGGTCAAAGATAGGATAGAGAGCACGTCGGTCTCTTTCTAAGGAGAAGATTATATCCCCTTTCTGCAACTTTTGAAAAATCATCTTATCGTCCATGTTACTTCTTATTTAACTATGGTGTTGTATTTTAAACACTAAAGTAATATTCATAGGTAATCACTGCAGCATTCTGAGTTATGTTGACTGTAAGCTCCCAACCGTCATCATCGTTTTCT